TGTACAATATTTCGCGCGACAGTTGGGGAAATTGAGGATGTGTCAATAACCACGTCTGATATGATATGCCTAACAGACAGACAGGAGAAAGTTATGGCTAGAGGCGGCCCAAGGAAAGCAGGCGGACCCTCCAGAAAGAAAATTACGCAGACCGTATTGGTAAACAGAGAGGACGCGGAGATCCCTCCGATGCCTGACCCTCACGACTACCTGCCAGTGCCTCCTGGATCGGAAGATGAGGATGATTTCTACGATCCGGAGTTCGATTGGGCCGAGCCGGTGAAGCGATGGTGGGAAGACATCTGGACATCACCAATGTCTAGCGAGTTCGTGAACTCGGACATCCACGGCCTCTATATTGCGTGCGTGTACCTGCACGAGAGCCTGAATCCGTATTACAAGTTGACGGATCGCTTAAAGGCGGGTTCCGCGTGGGAAGCAACAATTAAGAACTACGGGTTGACTCCAACCTCACGCGAGAGCCTGCGCTGGGCCGTCTCGCAGGGTGAGCAGGCGCAGAACAGGACGAATCAGCTGCGCTCCCAGGCCAGCAATAACCCGCAGGCGGCAAGGCAGTCGCGCAACGAGATCGCGGATCTATATAGACAGCACGGTTAGCCTAGTGCCCCCGACCTACCACCGATTGGACAAAGAGCCGACGAGGGGTAGGGTAGGGGGCATGAACTTTTTCAAACGCAAAGCAACGACGGCCTACCGTGCCTACCTAGACAGCGAAGAGAGTAGCGAGGCGATGCACGTATATAAGATTGAAGGCCATCCAGAGCTGACGATCTTCTATAACCTGCTGGAAAACCATGCAACGCTCACTGTGGATCTCAACCTTGATGACCCGCAAGGGGACGAGTATCTATCTTCGGAGCGTTTCGAGGACTGGAAGGAACTGGAGAGTCGGATTCCGTACTGGACTGTTACTCTTCGACAGATCGAGACGTTGTACCGGCATGACATGCAAGACATGATCCATACCTACGAGGCGGAAGAGTAACCGAGCACATTGCAAATCGAATCATCCCACAACAAGAAAGAAAGAGAAATGAAGACTCTCAATATTGTGTACTACTCGCACCTCGGGAACACCGGGAAGTTTGTGAGGAACCATTTGGCACCTGCGATTGTTGACAAAAAGTTCCCAGTCGTCTTGTACCAGATCATTTCGTCGGGACCGCACCAGCCAGCGATCAAGGGGCCGTTGTTCTATCGGCGCAACAAGGACGACAACGAGTTCTTGTTGGTATTCCCATGCTACGGACGGAACAACACGGAGACCCACGAAGTGGAGGAAATGGTTCCGCTTCCGATGCGAGATTTCATCAAGAGTGTAGAGGATCAAGGCCTTGGCCGAATTATCGGCGGAGTGGTCTGCGGCAACCGAACTTTCGGATCCTATTTCGGGAATGTGAAGGGTCAATTTGACTACCCGGTTCTTGGTCGGGTAGAATTGGCAGGGAGCCGAACCGAAGCAGAAGAAATCGTCTCGAAGCTTTGCCACCCGGCGTTGGCTCTCTACTAACAAACGAAAGAAAAGGGGCAAGATATGGACGCTTATGCCGCAGGCAGGTTCTACGAAGACACCAAGAAGCACATTGCCGACAAGCTTGTGATTCTCGATATTGCTCTGAGAGCACTAAGGGACGCAGCCAAGGAGGCATACGAAAAGAACCTTCTGGAAGGATCTTACTACGACCTAGAAGACTTCCGAGGAAGGCAGGAGCAGCTAATTTTTAAGGATGTTATGGACATGAGTCCGACTGAGATCTCCAAGCTCTAACCAGCAGAAAGGAACAAGATATGAACAAGTCTATAAGCTTCGGCGCAGCAATCGTCGGAATCCTGCTATCGCTACTCCTCTACGCAGCTTGCGGAGCACTATTTGCATGGGGACTACAGCAGCCCCTTGAGAATATTCTCGATCGAGAGATCCGCTACAAGGATCTCTTCTTGGTTGCGTTCCTTATGCTCGTATTCCTGAACCCGAAGCCGGTCAAGGTCGAGTAACCACATACAACTAGGCGAACCCGTCACCTTCCGGTGGCGGGTTTTTGTCATTCTCTGACTCGATGCATCTGTAGTAACCCTAAAATTTTTGAAAAACGAGCCTTTCTAAGCGATTGAAAACCTTAAAACGACCACCAGTACCAGAAAACGATTTAAAGCCCTCCAGCGAGCTGTCAGTGGCGAATTTTAGCTCCTCTAGTACTTATCGACCAAAGCAAGTTCGTATGCGGAGCCAATTGGGAACGAAATTATGCGATCTCGGAGCCTTCTGAGTTCCAAAAGTTTGCGATCGGGGCCTGGGTTGTTGTCGATACGGCGGAAGCCCTCAACGGATTCGGCAGAATCGTCGTTCGGGAAGTCGAAGCCGTCCGGGATTTTGTCTAGTACCGACAGACTGCGGACGGCCTCGTCGAGCAACTTGGCGGCGATGCCGACGAATACTAGCGGGGTTCCACCGCGCTCAGCCAGCCAGGACGGCTCGCGCCTCTCGTTCCAGTACGGGAAGAAGCGGTAGCGCTTGGCGACCTTCCAGGCCTCCGTCAGCGGCAGTAGCCATCCTTGACCAACCAGACGGGGGTGAGATCCGTAGCTCCGGCCGTCGAAAAACCAGCGCCAGGACTCCAGCGTATCGAACGAGGACAGGCGCACGCCGAGCCGGGACATTCGAATCCAGGCGGCAAGAATCGTTACCGCAAGCATCTGATCGGGGCCAGACAGCGGCCACCACCCGCGTCCAGAGGGGCCAACCAAAGTGTCGAGACGGGAGAACGGCTCAAGATCAAAAACTGTACCTTCGAGCGCAGCCTGAATAAACCCGCCTCGGAGAAGGGAGTCGTCCGTCACGAGGCGGCCGAGGCGCACGCTTTGCAGTCCGGAGTTGTCGTCGATATGCGCAGTCTCCGTTCCTCCGTAGGCGAGGATCATTAACTGGAACTGGTTCGCAAGGGTGTCTGCGTCGCGCTTGCCGACTACCCGCCCCGCAGCACGAACGGTCTCAATGATGGCGACGGCCTCCCACTGATAAGCCGACAGGCTCACGGCGTAGTCGGGGGAGTTGCCGAGAGCGATTTCGAGTGGGGTGAGGTCGCGGTCATTGACCTTCGGCCAGTCGGCGTGCGAGGTCTGGTGGTCGAGGAATGCCCGCTCACCCAAGGTCGAGGACGGAGCGAGGGAGGCTATATGTGCCATGCGCTTGACGGTAGCAGTTTTGGTTGCAGGCTTAAGCGACGCGATCACTTCTCGCATCTCTCTGCGCGAGAGCATACGAGCAAGCGGAGTGAGAAGTGAGCGACCCAGCCCGACGCGAGTGATCGAAGCGTAGGTGAAGAGGCTATCCATGACTTCGAGATCCTTCTCCCAGATTGCCATGTCGGATTCGAGACGGGTGAGGGAGCGGATGGACTCGCTAGTGCCGATGGAGGCGGCAAAAGAAGCTTCCCGAAGCAACTTGGAAAGTTCGGTTCTCATCCGTGAGGGGTCGTAAGAAAAATTACGGTCTGTCATACCCCCAAGAATATCACAATCAAAAGTGGCCGATTTATAACGATTTGGTAAAACTACACCTCTGACCTGCGAAAACAGGGATTTTACTACAAAAACTACACGGCAATACAGTATAAAAAACAGTAAAAATATCGCTCTGACCAGCACAAATGCAAAAATACTACACATACTACAGTTTTTGGCGAAACTTTATATATATATAGAAGGGAGATAGGGGCAAAACCAAGAAAACAAAACAACTTCCCCCATGCAATAAGTTTATAAAAAATATGTAGTATTTTAACTTTTTTCTCTATTATCACAGGTCAGACGGTAAAAATCGTCCTACAATTTTACTATTTTCTACTACACAGGCTTTTCACAGGAAGATAAAAACGAACTATTCTTGCAGGTCAGAGGGTACGAAGAGACTACTGTAAAAACTGGTGTAAAAACTACACTTTTTCTCAAAAATCAAAAGTTGTAGAAAATACCCGAACTAAAGTTGTAGATCAAAAGTTGGATATGCGATTTTCTTTTCTGACATAATGTTAAAACGGTCGTACTATAGAAGCGTTACCGTTTCGTTACATTTCACCCTTCAGAAGAGCGGCTGGTAAGGTGAAAAGGAGTCGAACAAAGGAAGGTTTTATGTACAAGATTTTTGACATTTCGCTCCCGGATTCTTACATCCGAGAACTCACCGGAATTGAGATTTCTCTTCTCATTGACGAGGCGAGGGCTGAGCACAGAAGGCTCGAAAAAGAGATCAACGAAGTGGTTCAGCCGACGTTTCCGATTGCGGATCTGGACGACCCGACCGCACCACTCCCGAGCGAGTACTCTTACGACCCGATGCTTTATAGGGACGAGATCGCGGAGGATCCCGCGCTAGAGAAGAAGCTGGAAGTTGCCAAAGAGCTCTCCGAGCGGGTAGGGTTGGTTCTTGCCGTTCTGGGAAGTGCCCAGACGCAAAGAGCACGACTTATCAACTTGGAGGCACGAATTGACAGGGAACGATCACGCAGCTAAGATTGAGAGCGAAGCAGAAACATTCTCCAACAGACTTAAGTCGGAAGGCGTTGAGGTGCTGGAGATTGTCTGCCTCGTGGCCTATGAGACTCCGGAAGGTCCGGGGATGGTGTCGCTCACAACAGAGGAGGCACCAGAATCACTGAGAACAATGATGCTCACACGAGCACTCGAAAGGAACCAGAAATGACGTATGAATTGGTTGACCCTGGGGTAATCCTCTTGCAGAAGTCAACCCCATTGGACAACATCATCCCCCTTCTGTACAGAGACCTAGGCGGCGAGCAGCGCGACCGTCATTTTGACATCTCCTCCCCGCGAGCGACCATTGAGTTCGCAGGTCGAATCTGCTACAAGGCACTAAAGGCGAAGAATCCTGATACCGACTCGCACCGAGGCTACATCCATAACATCCTCGAACAGAAGCACTACTCGGTTCTTGAGCACTCCTCGTACACGTTCTTGCTTGCCGGGATCTCCCGAGCAGATAGTCACGAGATTGTTCGCCACCGACACTTCTCTTTCTCGCAGGAGTCGCAGCGCTTTGTGATGCAGAGTGAGCCTTTTCAGATCTCTGTCCACCCGACGATTGAGCACGGTGGATTTGACATCGACGAGTACGCGGAGTTCTTGGCAAAGGATTTCGAGTACGCCAACGACCTGTACGACACTCTCAAGAAGAAGGGGCTAAAGCACAAGCAAGCTGCTGAGGCGGCACGACAGGTTTTGCCTAACGCCGCAGCCGTGACGATGGTTGTCACTGGCAATGTGCGTTCCTGGATGGAGTTCGTCTCCAAGCGCGACCACCCAGCAGCCGACGCTGCAATTCAGGAGATCGCTCGACAGGTAGCAAGCATTTTGGCTAGGGAATTGCCGGAGGTTTTCGACGAGGAGTCACGGGCAATCTGGGACGAAGAGTTCTCTCAGCGCGAAGTTCAACATCAACCCACTCTTTTCTAACAACAGGCGGGTTCCCACACAAAGAAAAAGGAGGTCAAGGAATGAACCTTGACATGGAAGTTCAGGGCGTTTACGATTGGAATCTAGCCTTCGGGCATCTGACCGGCGACCCAGAGGAGGACGCTCGGCGATGGCAGGATACTCATTGTCAGGATCTAGCGCTCAATCTCATTGGAGAGGAGTTCACCGAACTTCAGGAGGCCGTTTACACCAACGACAAGGTTGAAACTCTGGATGCAATCTGCGATATTATGGTCACAGTATGGGGTCTAGCTGCAAAGGCGGGTCTCAACCAGTATGTAGCCGAGGCTTTCGCAGAAGTTATGCGCTCCAACTGGTCAAAGGCCGACGAGAACGGCAAGCCGATCTACTATGAGAGCGGAAAGATTGCAAAGTCAGACAGATACAGCCCTCCAGACCTGGAAAAGGTCATGCAGGAGGTCGACGAGAGTCTGTAACATAGCAAGCTTGTTATCGACATGCTAAACTCCTAGTAATTAACGAGAAATACTCGATGTACACTAGGAGGTGGTTTACTCTTATGGCACGCAGAAAGGGACGTTCCCGCAGATCTCTCAACTCCAGTCCTAAGGGTCGATAACGCGGCAAGCACGGCGGCAAGTGGGGACACAATTTTCGACCCAAGAATGCGGTAGCGAGGCAGCTAAAAAATAAGACCTATGGTCGCAAGTCTGTGAAGAATCGCCGCCGAAAATAATTTGACTTTGCTTTTTGCGGCAGGTAAACTCGTTTATTATGGCGAGATACTGCAATTGGTCAACCGAAACCCCCAAGTTCGAGAGATGCCTCAATCTCGCAGAGCCTGGGGGCTATCGGTGTTCTGAGCACCAGATCAAGAAGCGAAAGCGCACTGGAGATCTGACGACTCAGGCCAAGGAGGCTGTTCGAAAGAGAGACGGAAACGTATGTGCAATATGTGGACAGCCTGCACACGAAGTTGACCACATCATTGAACTGAGCGAGTTCTCCCCTGAGGACAAGTGGAAGGCGAACCTTCCAAGCAACCTCCAGTTGCTGTGTTTTCACCACCACGCCGTCAAGACGGCCAAGTACCGCAAGGAGAGAATCGACCTGGGAGACCCGGACGACACATCCACATCGGCGCGAAACCGAAAGAAGAAGAGAAGAAGACGACAAGGTTTTTATTATTAGGAGGTTAGGCCTGTGGAGATTATCGTTCCAAAGCCAGAAGCCGATAAGAACGGCGATCCGTGGCCCACATTGGGGCCGCAGATTTGCGACTTCATTGAGGAGCGTTTCCACTACGGACCGGGGCCTCTACGAGGAGAGCCATATGTTGTCCGACCCGACTTCCGCTACCTCATCTACCGCGCTTATGAGCACTACCCTGAGGGGCATGTGCTCAACTACGACGGAGAAAAGGTCGACATGTCCGGTCGCCGCCACTTCAACATGGTCAACCTCTCCCTACCCAAGGGTTCCGCAAAGTGCCTCGATCACGACACCGAACTCGTCCTTGAGTCCGGAGAGATCGTTCGGGCAGGGGACCTTAAGGCTGGTCAGTCAGTCATGTCGTATGACCAGGGAGAGATGGTCTATCGCAAGGTAGTTGCCGTGGAGGAGCAGCCCGTCTCTCGGCGGTTTAAGGTCTCCACCTATAGAGGTAGAGAGATCATCGTGTCTGAGGGGCACCCGTTCCTTGTGAGCGGAACTCAGTGGGTCGAGGCGCAGAATCTAAAGAGGGGCGACCGACTAACATCAGTCGATGAGGGATCCCAAATAAGCCTGGATAAGGTCGCCTCAGTAGAGGAGATCGACCAAGGCACCACAATCGGTGTTGAGATCGAGGGCACCCATGTACATGTGACTAACGGCCTGGTGACGCACAACACTGAGTTGATGGCGCTGATCTCGAACGTCGAGTTGCATCCTGACGCGCCAGTGCGCTTCAACGGCTACGACCATAAAGCACCAGGCGGGTTAGCACCGGGACGATCAGTGGTGTCCCCGTTCATTCCTCTTCTGGCTCCGACGAAAGACCAGTTGGACGACCTTGCTTACGGCGCAGCAATGGTTATTGCCAGTGATATGGACCCCGACAAGGCAATCTTCGACGTGACTCAGGACCGCATTATGGTGGTCGGCGAGTCTGAGTCTAAGATTGTTCCGGTCGCGGCCAGTGCTGGTCGATTGGACGGCCTAAAACCTACTTTTCAGGGCATTGACGAGCCGCACCGACTGTTCGAGGACCGACATCGTGCAGCCTACAAGACGATGGTGAACAACCTTCCGAAGCGTATGGCCGATGACCCTTGGCAGTTGACATGTACGACCGCTGGTGACCCTTCCGAGCCGTCGATTGCGAGAGACCACTATTATCTCGGGATTAAGATGGCGGAGGGGAAGGTTGAAGAACCAACCGTGTTCTTTTACCACCGTGGAACCTCAGATGAGAACGCAAAGTTCGACACGATGGGTGAGAGACTCCGCGCTCTGAAGGAGGCCTCCGGCCCTGAAGCGTCAAAGTTTAGAGACCTAAGAGCTGTTGCCGCCATGTGGGATGACGAAGGCAACGACAAATCCTATTTGGAGCGCGTCTGGTGTAACAGGTGGGTTCAGGCATCCGAAACGGCCTTCGACTCTGAGGCCTTCCGGGAGCTAGGAGATCCGTCACTGAGAATCCCTCTCGGATCGACAGTTACACTTGGTTTCGATGGCGCTGTCACTCAAGACTCCACAGCCCTCGTAATGACTGACGTAAAGACCGGTATTCAAAGCCTTGTAGGGCTGTGGGAGAGGCCGAACGATGCCGAGAAGTGGCAGGTTCCCGTTGCGGAGGTTCACGCCCTTGTGGAGGCTTGCTTCGAGGACTACGACGTGTACCATATGTATTTCGACCCTCCGTACTGGCAGGAGGCCGGAAATGTTTGGGCCGCCAAGTGGGAGGGGCGGGTTATCGAGTGGCCGACCCGTAACACGAATAACATTTATTACGCCTTGCGCTCCTATCAGGAGGCAATCCATAATGGAGACATCGGTCACGACGGAAACCCGGATCTTGTGCGTCATATCGGAAACGCAGGACGTAACGAGCTAAACATTACCGACGATGAGGGGCGAAAGAAGTTCCGCCTTGCTAAGATTAGTAGGGATCGTAAGTATGACGCGGCGATGGCTGCGGTGCTTAGTTGGCAGGCACGACTTGATGCAATCAAGAAGGGTGCCAAGGTAGAGGAGGAATACGTCAGTGTTCCGGTTAGGTTGAGGTAATGAAGTTTAGTGGAATGGGTATCACTCCAGGAGAGTCCATTGACGTTAACAACGAGAATCGCGTTGTAGACAGCATTGTGGGTCGCCTTTTTGACGAGTTGGAAGGTCGCATTGACGATCTTGCCGAGGAGCAGGCTTATATGGAGGGTGCTCCACTCGGAAACGAGTTTGAGCCGGGCAAGGACAAAGAATTTAACGGCATGGAGCAGTTGCGCGACATGTCCAGAAACAACTATGCTCGCCTAGTTGTCTCGGCAGTGACCAACAAGTGCGGGATCGAGGGGTTCCGCACGGCGGCGGCCAACGACGAGTACGGCGACAGTCGCGTCGATGAGCTGTTCGACCGCGACGACATGGGTTTTGCCATTCAGGACGCTATCGAGATTGCGTCGGCGTACCGTCGCGCCTACCTGTACGTCGATCCTAAGACAACCCGCCAGAGGGTTATCCCGACGACGAACGCTGCTGTACTTATGGATGTGGCAGACGAGCCTGTAGCTGGAATCGTACTGCGCCGGGACAAAATTCTTGACCGCGATGTTATGCAGGTGTACATCCGCAACATCAACGAGGACACTGGAATTGCGGAAGGTTCTCCGAGGCTCTATACTGCAACCAGAGATCATAACAATTACGCTTACATCTCCAAGCGAGGCATTGTATTGACCAGCTCTGATTCCGAGGTGCCGCTAGACCGTAATATCGGCCACGGATGGGTTTGGTGGAAGGAGGAGGCAGTGTCGTCAACAACCCGTATTCCGTTGACAGTTCTTAAGAACAAGGATGGAAAGAGCGAGTTCAGCAACGTTACCGACACCATCAACCGTCTCAACCACATGATTTTCCAGCGTGTGATCGTCGCTACGATGCAGGCCTTCCGCCAGAGAGCAATTAAGGGCAATTTCCCGAAATACGACAATAAGGGCAACGAGATTGATTATGCAGATCTGTTCGAGGCGGGTCCGGCACGTATGTGGCAGTTGCCGGAGGGTGCTGACATCTGGGAGTCTTCGACTACGGAGTACAGCGGACTCCTTGAGGCGGTCAAGGCCGATGAGCGTGCTCTCGGTGCTCAAACCTCGACCCCAATGAACTACTTCTCGGACTCCGTAAACAACTCTGCCGAGGGTGCAGCAACCCAGAAGGAGTCGTACTACGATCGAGTTGAGGATCGTCGTCGTCGATTCGGGTCTCGCCTTCGCCGCCATGTTTCTATCCTTATGGAGGTCAACGGCGAGGATGAGCGCTCCCGCATTGAGGAGCTGGAGGTCATCTGGAAGCCGGTGGAGTCTCTGACACTCAGTGAACGCTCTGCCGCGTATGCTTCTTTGCGAGGTAACGGCCTGTCTATCAAGACGGCTCTGCGTGAAGGTATGCAGATGAAACCCCGCGAGATTCAGCGTGCGATGGATGAGTTGCTGGAGGATCAGTTGCGGAAGGCATTCACTGAGCCGAACAACGGGCCGACTCCGCTTGCGAAGGCTCAGAATGGTAACCAGACGAAGGCTTCTAAGGTGGGAAACAATTCCGAGACCCTCGTTAAGGCACGAGAAGAGGGTAGAAAGGCTAACCAGTAATGATTCCTGCTAATCAATTGCCGCCGAGAACTTCGGTGTACGACATGCCGAACGTTCCGCCAGGGATGGAGCCTACCGAAGAGCAGTTGGAGCAGGCTCGGCTGGCTCAGATCGCCGGAATTGTGCTCGGAGTGGCGACCGCCAAGGCTGCAGTACAGAACACTACTGTCAACTACCTAGTAGCACTGCTGCGCTCTGCCGACCTGCTGACGGAGGCGGGTATAGCCGCGTTTGCGAAGTCTGCGGCTCTTATTGTCGGTATGGCCGTGAGAAAGTCTCAGGAGATCACCTGGGGAGGAGTTTCCGCCAGAACCACCGTGATGGGGATTTCATTCGACGGCTCTACGCCTCGCTTTGAGGACATTCCCTCCGAACTGAGGTATAGTCGAGGGACAGATCTTGAGACGGCCTACGCGCGTATCGCCAAGGAGTACAAGAACAACCTGGATCGCAAGAGAGACGATCCGATCATTCAGGAGCTGGTTGCTCAGTACGAGACGGAGCTGGTTACCCCACTCCCAAGGCCAAACAACATCTCGTCTGACGCTGTGGAAAGGATTTCTAATGGGGAAGAAGAGTGGGTCGAGGCATTCCGTAAAGCCAGCCAAGAGGAAGGCGGAACAAACCCAGAAGACCCGAGCGACCGCGAGATCTCGCAGGATAGCCTTGCAGAAAGAAGAAGAAGCGCGGCGCAGGAACGAGAAGCGGAGCTTCGGAGACTTGCTTCCGAAGTTTCGGATGCCAACGCTGCAAAGAAGCGGGAAAGAGATTCTGCCGCCGCTGAGAGAACTGCACCCCGAGAGCCTTCCGTCACGCTTACAGATGTAGAGGTAGATGCCGTCATCGAGGCCTACGCCGAGCAGAAGGCGGAGGAACTGGCGGAAAGGATGGTTAGCCAGGATATTGCAGGTGCCTCACGCAATGTGTACAAGCACGCACTGTCTAAGATCTCCGACAAGAAGGTGATCGCCTACCGTCGAGTCATCCACCCAGAGCTATCTAAGTCTGGAACCTCGTGCGGTCTGTGTATTGTGGCTTCCACGATGGAGTACACCCGTGGCGACCTGTTGCCTATCCATGCGGGTTGCAATTGTGAGACATGCGAGGTATATTCGGTAGACGGAAAGATTTTTGATCCTGGTGGGCAGATTAACTATGAGGATCTAGAGGTCTTTTATCGTGAGGCCGGTAATACGACTCACGGTTGGAGTCTTAAGCGACACAAGTACCGAGTGGAAAATCACCCGGAATACGGGCCAACACTAGTAAACGACCACCCAAACAAGCGGGGCAACATCAAGAAGGAGTACGTGCAGTACAATGGCTAATTATACCGAAGAGCAGCTGATGAACGTCATCAAGATCCTCTCCAACAGCAACAGCGATAACGCAGACGAGGCGGAGAAGGAGGCCGCAAAGGCCGCCGCAGCGGAGGTCGAGCGCAAGGCTGCGGAGGAGGCCGCGAAGAATCCCTCTGAGGAGCAAGAGGAGGTCGAGGAGCCGAAGAAGGACGACAAGACCGTCGAGAGGGAGAATAAGTTTATTCTTAAGAACCTCAAGGCCGACCTGACCTCCAACGGAATCGACGGCGATCTGGTCGACTCAATTGGCGAGTTTATCGCGTATGATACACTTAAGGACGATAAGGGAGAGGCGAACGACGAACTCGTCGAGAAGCTCGTGGAGACCCTTTCCAGCATTGCGCTGCGTCAGCCGCCGAAGGGTGGAAAGAAGCGTGATATACTCAATTCCGATAAGGAGGGACTTGGAAAGTACCTCCCACAGAACGATAAGTAGGAGGAACTATGGCCCACGCTAATAACTTGGGTTTCCAGCCTTACGGTGATTACAAGAATATTGAGGATCACCGCTGGCGGGTCACGACCACCGGCATGTCCGATGGTCAGAACGGCAACCTTGTGATTGATGCCGCTGCTAAGGCAGAGGGTTCTCACAGAGAGGGTGGCTGGCTTCTAGGCGGAGTCCCGCTGTACCGTGATGCCGAAAATAACCTTAAGGTCTTTTCCGCAGAGGCGAAGACTGCAGGAGCTAAGGTTGCTGGCTTCACTTTCTGCCCGCACAAGATCACGGATGTTAACGGCGAGTTCTACACCGACTCCATCCCGGTCGCAATCCAGACTCGTGGCGAAATCATCTGCCAGTGGCTCCCGGTGGAGTTTGACCCGGCAGATCTGCCCCCGCGATTCACCAATACGATTCTTTAAGGAGACTGTAAGTAATGGCAAAGGTCAACAGAGATTTTCTTGAGCCGAGCGTTGCCGTCTCCATTGCGCGACGCGAGCTGGCCGAGTTTGAGGCTAACGATCCGTCTTCCCTCGCGGGTTACCTCCCGTCGCTAGAGGTTGACGACATCGAGTACGAGATTGAGGTCGGCGGATCTGACGGTATGATTACCGCCGCCAACTGGCGCATGTTCAACGGTAACACCACTTCGGAGAAGTGGGGCGAAGGCGCGAAGTCTCGCGGTCGCCTGATGCCGCTGTCCCGTAATTTCACCCTCGATGAGGAGACTCGTCTCCGGATGCGTAATGACGCTTCCAGCGCTATCGAGCGTGAGTCTGCGAAGCTTGTTCGTCGCGCTACCCGCGCGATTGCTCTGCAGATCAACTATCAGCGTGCTAACGCTATTGCTAACGGCAAGGTTGAAATCAAGGGTTCTGGCGGTCTCCGTCAGGAGGTCGACTTCGGTCGCCGCGCCGACTTCAGCACTGTCGCTCCAACCCTGTTCTCCGATCCTACGGCTGACCCGCTGGGTCAGATTGAGGCTTACGCTGACCTCTATGAGGAGGAGAACGGGTTCCGACCGGAGCAGGTTATGATGTCCTCCGAGATCCGAAGAATTATCTCCACCCACCCGGTGGTTGTTCGAGGTGCTACTGGTAACCCCGACAAGCCACGAGCTTCCGTCGCTGAGTTGCAGGCGCTGTTCGACCAGTATGATCTGCCCACTATCGTCAATCTGCCGACCAATAAGGTCAAGGTTGACAACCTGGACACCGGCGAGACCGAGGTGAAGTCGCTCTTCGAGAAGGACTCCCTCCTGTTCACCCCGCGTGCGGGTGACCCGTTGGCACCGGAGGCATCTATCTTCGGTCGCACCATGTGGGGCCGCACCCTTTCCGGTGACACCGAGAACTTCGGCCTTGCGAACGAGAGCCTTCCGGGTATCGTCGCCGCGGTCATCGAGGAAGGCTGGCCGTCTCACCTTGAGGTTATCGCGGATGCCATCGCAATGCCGGTCGTGTTCAACCCGAACTACACCCTGAAGGCGAAGGTGCTCTAAGATGGGAAGAGTTCTTAAGCAGAATGTCGTTTTGCGTCAGTCGCTTACCTCTCCTGTCTACTCCTTCCATAAGGGGGAGGAACTACCCGACTGGGCCGCAGATCTCGTTGGAGATCACGTTTACGAGGAGAAGCAGGCTGAGCCTGCTTTCACCAGAGTAAAGAGGACCGGCCTTCCCTCTGCCCCTCCGCATAAGGTGGAGAAGAAGGAAATCGAGGTTCCAAGCAGCAACTCAGCAAAGGCGAAGTGGGCCGCATTTCTCGATGAGTCCGGGATTGAGTATCCGGAGGATGCCTCTCGTGACGACATGATTAAGATTGCAAAGGCCGAGATTGAAGGAATCGAAATCTAGAGGCCGATAAGGTACAATAGACCTACACGTTTTGTGTAGGTCTATTTTCTTTTATGGAGGTATTATGGAGGGCTTCAGTTACGCTTCGGTTGATGACGTGGCCGCGCTCGTTAAAGGAGGACTCAATGACGCTCGAAAAACCATGCTGGAAGCGAAGCTGATTAGCCTTTCTGCGCAGTTGTCAGGCTGGTTTCCGGGGATAAGACAGCGGTGGATTGACGAGCCGGAGGACTCTGACCTTAAGGCACTTGTCCGATCTATGGTGATGGAGGCGGGTCGCAAGTTTATCAACAACCCGGACGGAATGTCCTCCGAAACCATCGGTGTTTTCGCGTATTCGAGATTTGACACTGAGGACCCGTCCAGAGAGCCATTTTCTAAGCGAGACCTTGAGGCTCTTGAGGCACTTCTTGAAGAGGAGACTGATCGTCAGGTTGGTTCCTTCCCGGTACGCTCGTCTATGTCGATGTACCCTGCAGCACCAATGCCGGGGCCGGGAGTTCACTCGAACAGTCGAAGAAGATGGGGTAGAAGATAGTGTTTTTCCAGGAAGGGCCAATATCCCGAATAGATCTTGAGATTTGGCGTAGAGCCGAGGGGCAGGCATCCCGAGTGGCGAGTGCCTGGGGAGACTATGTTGAGACTTCGGAGCCTCCTGTTCCAGCCTTGTACGGCAGGGAGAAGGTCGAAACCGTGTTCGATTGCGTGATGGAGCCTAGAACCACTAGAGTGGAGACAAGGCCAGAAAACAACGAGCGCATGACGTTTACCGGAGTCACCTTTTTCATGGACCCCTATGTCGATGTTAGGCCAGATGACTTTCTCGTATTCCGCAATGTCGCTGGTGTTCTTGAGGTATTTAAGGTTGAGGGTGAAGGTGGAACAAACAACTACGTCTCCCCATTCACTGGAGTTGTCGGCGGAAAAGAAGTGTTCGCCTTGAGGTACAGAGGAGCGAAATAATGGGTAAGTTGGTTTGGCCTAATTACGGACCACCACGCTACGACATCATCAACAAGGGCTATCTAAAGGCAAGACTAGAGGCTCAGAGCAGTCACAAACATCCCGTATACTCTTCTGACTGGTTCTCTTTTCAGGAGAGTGTCCTTAACAACAACCCTTACGTTGAGCGCGCCTTGTTCAAACTGGCTCAAAAAGCCGTCTTCGCTCTTAAAAGAGAGATCCCAATAGGAGATAACTCCAAGGACGGGCACCTAAGAAACAAGGTGAAAGCCTATCGAGTTCGCAATGGTGGTCTTGCAAAAGATCGTACTGTGTATGAGGTTCATGCCGGAGGACATACCAAAGAGGACAGAAGTAAGTGGCACGCAGCACTGTACAGATCGACGTATTCCTCTGCTGAGGATTACAAGAACAGAAAGCTTACTGAGACAGGAGATCGGATTGGATGGCTGAGAAGCGCGGAAAGAAGGCTGAGTGATGGATGATTTTGAGTTCCCAGACGTAGAGAGAATTGTAGCTGATATTGTGGGAGATCTGGTTCAGCCGGATCAGATCGGCGTAGACAAGGTTGAGCCTTATGGCAGGTTCAATGAGGTTAGCGCTGACGGGGAGATCTCAGCTCTAGAGGCTCACGATTTTATCGTCCTCTCCCGCGAAGGCGGGTATCTAAACCACGATTCCTACACTGACATCATTGGTCTGGAAGTAGAGTGCTGGGGAAAGACAAGATCACGGGCTATTCAGTTATCCAATGACGTTACAAAGCGAATCCTCGCGGCTGAACACGGAACCTTTTTGGGCTTTGTGATAGACTATGTGGAGATTCTTAGAGGCCCGGACGAGGACAAGAAGAAGGTTCTATTTGACGATAGAGTTGTGATTAAGGCCTTTGAGATTCACATTAGGGTAAAGTGGCTTTAATTGCGTATGCTACAATACTCTCAGACAGGATTCAATGAGGCCGTATAGAACAAGGAGATTTCATACATGGCTACTTTTGAGGAAATGAGAGAGGCAAAGGGTTCTCTCATTCGTAAGGCTCTTGGCGGCTTCATCGTCGTCGCACCGATGAGCGTGGCAGTCCCGGACAAGTTTATTTCTGCGGACGGAGGTCTTGTTGACCTTAAGGCTCTTGGTTACAAGCGTCTTGGTTGGCTGACCAAGGGAGACGGCATCAACTTCTCCCGAGACATTGAGCAGCAGGAAACCGAGTCCTTCGGTTCTCTTGAGCCGACCAGAGTTGACTTCACAAAGGATGTCACTTCTGCGGCCTTCCGATGCCAGGAGACCAACAAGCAGGTCCTCGAAATGTACTACAACCTGGATCTTGCGGATGTTAAGGCTGACGCTAACAACGAGTTCTCTTTCGAGAACGAGGCTCAGCCGTCCACCATCTACCGCCGCATGATCTACATTGCCAAGGATGGCAATGGCCCGGATGCTAAGTACATCATCAAGACCATGCCGCGCGCAATTGTGTCCGAGGTTCAGGAGCAGGCTTGGTCTTCCGAGTCTGAGCTGTCCTACGGCCTTACCGTCAAGGCAACCTCTGATGACGAACTCGGCTTCTCTGTCCGACACACCTTCGGTGGCCCTGGCTTCGCGGGTCTCCTGGAGGACATGGACTTCGCTCCGGCAGTAACCCCTTAAATCCCCCTGAGGAGCAACCCATTACGGGCATGTCTTATGGTCTGGAGCAACCTTCGATCATCGAGACTAACGCTGGGACCGAGGGGGCTGAGAGTAGCCTTCCTGAGGAGACCCCCACAGTTTTCCCTGAGACGGAAGATCCTCTCAACGCTTAGTTCACTAACCCCTTCCAAATGGAAGGGGTTTTGTGCTACAATAGGTCAGCGAACAAAGGAGTTAAAATTGCTTAGTAATCCACCTTCCACTGGTGATGTAGAACTTGACAATTTTCTTAGGTCTGTTAAAACACATATTGACGATGCCTTGCGTCCTGCGGACGGATGGCGACTTAGCGACCTTTCCGCTGACGTTTCCGAGGTAATCTCAGATAAGCGTGACCTTATCGACATTGTGACTAGGTACGATGACATTAACATTTTGAAGGATTCTGTCGATCTCGCTCTGGCAGACTTCAAAGCGACTGCAACCCAATACCAGGATCACGCGGAGGTTTTCTCTCACACTACGGAGTGGTGGGACCAGAACCGAAAGATTATTGAGGACGCTTCTCAGGCCATGGCTGCGACCATTTTGGCTTCCGGCTACGCTGATGCAGCCGAGGCCTCTGCTCTGAGAGCGGGTAGCCACGAGGAAGGGGCTTCTAAGTCCAGAGATGAGGCTATGTCATCTGCATCGTCCGCTGAGTCTTTTGCGTCTGCCGCAGCAACCTCAGAGGCTAACGCTGACGAGTCCGAGAACGTCGCTCTGGACGCTTCCGCAGCCGCTATTGCCGCTGCGATCAGTGTCACAGGCGGGCCTCGCGCCGCAAAGATCCACATCTACGATGGGTCTGGGACCCCAAGCCTGGATAACTACCCGGACGCTCAGGCTGGGGACATCATCGAAAGGTTATCTGACGGGGAGAGGTGGAAGGTGGAGCAGTGATGAAATACTGCAGAGTTACGCAGAGACTGGCTCAGATGATGCCAGATGAGGCAGGCCTGTGGGATGATGTCTCAGGAAGAGTACGTTTCACATCCTCCCTGCCCCGTGGACAGGCTTACCAGGTCGAGACTGACTCCGGGATCAAAACGGTTCCTCGAACACTTGTAGAGGCCGAGATTGTAGGAGGGGAGATCGTTTCTCACGGAAGCCCTGGAGTAGAGATCTTCGCTGGCGGAGAAAACTCCAACCCCACGGAAGCCTACTGGCGGGTAGAATACCTGGGCCTGGAAGCCAAAGGGCAGAGGCTTTATCTTGAAGGATTCACCTTTCTGGCGATCCCGGACGGCGAGATCGACCTGACTGAGGTCACCCCAGTCGCTGCTGCCGAACCGCAGGGGATTACTAAGGGTGACAAGGGTGACTCGGTTACCGTTACCGGCTATTATTTCGATGAGGTTGGAGACTCCGTTGTTGAGTTCTCTGACGGCTCAACTACAGTCGTAAAACGCGGCATCCAGGGAGTTCCTGGTCAGGACGGGGACTCAATCACGATCACCAGCCAGTCCGCAAATGCGCAGGGAGACATTGAATTACACTTCTCTGACGGGACCGAAATTACGATCCCCAAGGGGGATAAGGGAGACCCCGGCCTCACTCCGTACATCAAGGATATGGTATGGTGGGTTGGCGATGAAAGCACTGGAGTTTTGGCTCAGGGACCCAAGGGGGACCAAGGCATAGCGCCAGACAGATCTCCGATAACTATCAACTTTTACGGCACCGGCGACCCCGTGCTGTCCGACTTCCCTGACGCTCAGGTCGGGGACCTGATTGAGCGCGTGTCCGATGGGCAGCGCTGGAAAGTGGAGGAATCATGAAACTCACACCCCTGAGTAGCCCTCTGGAAAGGCATGGCACGGGGTCGCCGGAGGGTAAGGTCACTGCCCCGATCGGTGCCGTTTACACGGATTCTGCTGCTACGGCTGGCGCTATCCGGTGGATCAAAACCTCCGGCACGGGTAGCACTGGTTGGCAGGTGGAGTACGGCGATACCGGGATTCGATCACTTCCACGCCCCCAGATTTTCTCTGGCGGCGGATTTATGTTGAGCAGAAGCGGTAATTATGTCCATGCCATCATACATGCCGCGACCCTCGCATCTAATCTGCCAGCCGGGCAGGAATTCATTACTTTGCCGCCAGGCTTTAGGACGGCAACCGCGTTTAGGGTACAGGCACAAGACGCTTACCTCGACGTAAGATCCAACGGTGGCATTGCGCAGATCGCGACGAACCTGTCTGCCGGGAAGATTGTCTCCTTCGGAGCTGTATACCGGACTTACGACCCCTGGCCGACCACTTTGCCGGGGTACCCGGCCTAGAAAGGAAAACTCATGGATATTGACCTGACAAATTTGACCGACGAGCAGTTGAACGAGCTGCGCGTCGAGGTTATCATAGAGCAGGAGCGGCGACAGCGCATGGCCATGATCCCGGAGCAGGTCCGTGAATTGGCTGTCCAGTATGAGGCGGGTGGCGGTAGCCGCCAGGCTCTTGTTAATGCACTTACCACAGAGGAGTAATAAATGGCGATAGCAATTGTGGAGGAACTCTGGACCAGGATCAGATCGGCAATTGACGATAAGATCATAGCCGCGCAGGATGCCGTCGACCGTGCGGCCACGTCGGCTACTAACGCTAAGACCTCTGAGACTGCTGCTGCTCAGTCGGCGTCGGAGGCGGAAGCGGCGCTGTCGACGAAAGCTGATCTGATCCACACTCACACGGTCGCGCAGGTCAACGGTCTACAGTCAGCCCTCGACGGGAAAGCCTCACTTGTGGGTGGGCTTATCCCCACATCCCAGCTCCCAGCGGTGGCCCTGACTAAACCGCAGGTGGTGTCAGACCGGGCGGGTATGCTCGCGCTCACTGCCCAAGAGGGTGACGTAGCGGTGATTACCGCGGGGGCGGATAAGGGCACCTACATGCTGGGGCCTGGGGCATCGACGAACTTCGCATCGTGGGTTGCGCTTGCTACCCCGACGGATGCTGTGACGTCGGTGAATGGTCAGACCGGTGTGGTGAATTTGTCGGCATCTAATGTGGGTGCGGCTCCATCATCGCACACGCATACGTCGGGGCAGGTGAGTGATGCGACGTTTAACCCTACTGCGTACACGATCATAAAGCGTGACGCTAGTGGCCGGGCGCAGGTGGCCGCCCCATATTCGGCTGGGGACATCGCAACAAAGGGCTATGTTGACCAGGAGGTCGGAAAGAAGGCGGCAGGGGTCTCGGTCAAGGAGCACGGGGCGGTAGGAAACGGAACCACCAATGATACTGCTGCGATCAAGGCCGCTGTAGCGGCGCTGGGGGCAGGAGGGACCCTGATTATCCCGGAGGGTCGCTACCTCGTCACCGAGACGATCACCGTATCCCAGGACGAAGCCCGCATAGTAGGAAGCGGGACCCTCGCTGCCGGAACTTCTCAAATGACCGTGGTCGCCTTGTCCGGGGCGAACATCGACGCGACAATCAACGTCGATGGCTGCAACCTAGCAGGGACAGGGGTTAGTGTCACAGGGCCAGGAACGGTGGTGCGGGAGTCCTACATCCGTAACATTCTGGCAACCAGCCTGTTCTCTACCGGCATATCGGTGGTCAACGGGGGGAGAGGGGCCACCATCGCAGGAAATACCATCCGCAACATCAGTAGCGCGGGGGACAACACGGTCATGGGTGACGCTTCCGGAGCATCTAGGGGCATCTACGCCTACTCTGACGTGCCTGCGACCGAACCGCTCCGTATCTACGACAACCTGATTGACGGGGTGACCGGAGAAGAGGGGGACGGAATCCAGATCATCAACTACGACGGGGTGGACAATAACCTGTTCCTAAAGGCCGCAGCGAAGGTCACCCGGAATACCGTGCGAAACTGTTCCCGCCGAGGCATTAAGATACAGGCCAGCGACGTTCTGGTTTCGGGGAACGAGATTTTCTGGGACAAGCCAACGGCTCCCACTAATCCGTCCTACGCGATCAACGTCATCAACTCCGATGACGTACACGTTGAGGGGAACCGGATCACCAAGTGGTTCGACCAGAACGGGATTCAGGTTTCCGGCCCGTCCGCGCGACTGTCAAAGGGGATCCGTATCACGGACAACGACGTAACGCTTCCCGAGGGGGTAAACCTCTGCATCTACGTCAACTACCTCGAACAGCCTACCATCGAGAGGAACACAACCCGTGGCGGGTCGGGAGTGATAGTGTCCCGCTCCAACGACGCTGTTGTTTCCGGGAATACCTCGATGGGGGGAGCGGCATCGACCTATGCGGTGTGGGCTTACTCTAACAGCAACAATACCGCCATCCTTAGCAACGTCAATCTAAACAAGGGACGAACCACCCCGTTCCGTAACCAGTCGGTATCCGGCACGACCCTCTACAATTGGTAGGGGACATAAGATAGGAAGCAAGTGACAATCACACCGAATCCCAACTGGTGGGGGCATTGCGGATGAAAGGAGCCGCCTATTTTAGGAGAGCGGAAGACAGACTCGGACGCAAAACTTGACAGAGAACTAATTGTTCGGTAACCTACAGAGGTAAACAACAAAGAAAGGCTAAACATGGCTAAGTTTGAAGATATGCTCACCAAGGCGCAGGCACGCGCCAAGGCTTCCAAGAAGAACAAGGAGCCGTTCGTCATCGAGATCGAGGGAGAAACCTACTCCATCGACTACCCGGACGCTCAGGCTTACCTTGAAATGTCCACCCTGGACGAGTCCGAGATCCTACAGCAGATGAAGGTTGTTTTCCGCAACAACCCACGCGCATTCAACGCACTTATGCGTTCCCTGGCGGGTCAGCCCGCAGAGGTGATCGAGGTCGTTCTCGATGAGATGTTCGCATTTTGGAATGACGATTCCTTGGCTCAGCCGGGAAAATCCAAGGCATAAGAAGCCTCATTGACCGCTTTGGGGAGGAAATCCTATGGGATTTCCAATACCATCTCGGAATCGACCTTAACGACTTCTTCACCGGAGATCGTTACTGGTCAGATTTCTACTCATTCTTCAATATGCTGCCAGCAGGTTCCAAAACCAAGTCTGCCATTGCGATGGACGAGGAAATGGCCGAACTGCGGGTAAACAGAATGTCTGAGGAAGACCTTAGACAAATTCTCAACGCGAGAGCGGAGAAAAATGAGTACGACATCGAACTCACACCAGAAGACTACAGTATCGAAATCGAGAAATACAATCAGATTATTGATGCTGTTAATGCTCTGAGAATCACAATCATTTCTGCGCTTAGTGGAAAAGGTAAGGGTCCAGAGTACAAACCTGCTGAAAGGCCGACAACAAAGTACGAGAGCAAGCTCAAACAGAAACTGTGGGAGCTTGATAAGCAGGATTCAGAAGAGCTCATATCCGAGTGGGGCTTCTGATACTATGGTAAGATTAAGCCGACCCTTAAGGGTCGGTTTAACTTATTTTAGGAGGAATTAATGGCCGCTGTCGGAGGTGTAGTCCACCTTACTATCCTGCCTAACGCGAAAAACTTTCACAAAGAACTGAAGAGGCAGATCGAGGATGAGAAGACCACCTATTCGGTCACTATTGATCCCGATCTCGACAAGTTTCATATGGAACTTGATAAGGCAGAAGATCGAATTGACCGCCTGGACGGTCGGATTGTCGACCTGTTCTTGCGCGTTAATGACGATCAGGCTGCTCGCGCCGTAGACGACTTCGTAAGGGATGCTGAGGCGGAGACCATCGACAAGCAATTGACTGTCGATACCTCCGAGGCTAGGGATGTTCTCGACAGGTTCCGAGAGGAACAGAGATACGAAGGAATCAAGACCTTCGTTGCAGTTGACCGCTTCCACGCTGACGAAGAGATGGAAGACTTTCGCCAAAAGCACGCCGACAAACTGGTCATGCAGAAAGTCGTCCTCGATTTTGAATCCCCGACCGGAGTTGGCCGTGGCGGTGACTTCGGTCTAGGGGGCGGGTCACAGAAGGCCTCAAAGAAGCTTATGGGAGTGAGAGGGGCTGTCGATTTCGACAGTGCCCCACTTGACGCTGTGAATGCCCTTCCAAGAATGTTCAAAAACATGAACGCTCAGTTGGATCTCGGTATTCGACAGGTCTACGACTCATACTTCAACCTCTTCTCGAAGATGTATAAGTTCACCTCCAAGCCGTTCTTCGACTTCACGAACATGGCTCGTGAGGCAAAAACTCTCGGGGAGTTTCTGACGGGGGCGGCTAAGACTGTCCGCACGATGAACGACGGACTCAAGAAGGTATTCACCGCTGTACCTCGTGGATTCAGAATGATCCGCGATGCCGGAGATACCGCTCTGCGAGGCATTAAGCAGATCCCAGACCTTCTGCGAGAGATCTCCACTATCGCACAGAGTCCATTCCGTCTCGCAGCACGCAGTGTGCGCAAGCTGTTCGACCTCTTTTCTCCGGCTGCTGTCTCAGCACTTGGCAAGGTCAGAGGTGGTTTTGTTCGCATTGGTCAGTCACTGTCTGACGGATTCGTTATGTCGGTTAATGGTGCGAGGATGCAGCTGCGCCGTCTCGCTGAGGGCTTCGCGTCCTCGATGTCTCTGATGACCTCGGGACCAATTATGAACAAGGTGACTAGCTCTATTCGTCGCTTTGGCGGTGCAGGTGCGGGTGCTCTCTCCCGCATGATGTCCGGCTTCGACCTCAACCAGATCCTAGCTCAGGCTAACGGAATCACCAAGGGGCTGGCAGGTCGACTCTCTGGAGCAGGTGTCTTGCTTAGAAAGGCGCTTGGGTCTCCTATCTCAGGCCTTGTTGAGGCGACCCGCGATGGCTTTAGTGCCATCGGGGACTACTGGGGAGCTGCCTCCCGCAAGATCGGTGACGCAACTCTAGGTCTGCGCATGGGTATTACCCGCACCTTCCGGGGGATGACGAGGACTGTTGGCGACTTGTTCTCCAAGATGTCCTCCGGCATTAGAAACACCTTTGCCAGCATCGGCAACTTCATAGCTCCGCTGACCAGTCGCATCTCTAAGGGTTTCTCCAGCATTGTTGGAGTTCTCGGAAAGGCTCTTAGCCCCGGAAATCTCAAAGAGGTATTCACCGGCCTTCAGATTGGGCTAACCCGCTCCTTTAGAGGCGCATTCCCTGCGATCACTAGGGCTTTCGGAGTACTGACTGGCGCTCTACGTAAGGGCATGGGAGCTGTTCTCAACAATGAGGCTCTATACAAGGGGCTCCAGGTTATTACTCGCAGGATTTCCACAGCTGCGATGGGATTCTCTCGCATCATGATGGGAACCTTCGCCAAGGTCTCCGGCGTGCTTATGAAGTCCCTAATTCCTGCTCTTGGAGCTGTCCTGGCTGGAGTTCTCGCTCTTGGAGGTCAGGCCGCAATTGGTGCTGTTCTGGCGCTGGCGGGTGCCCTGCAGTCGGTGCTTATGGGAGCTATAGTTATGATGCCAGCGGCTCTTGGTGCTGTAGCGGTCGGCTTTGGCGTGCTGAAGATGGGGCTAGAGGGCGTTAAAACGTCTATGTCTGCGGCCCTGAGCGCGGATTCAGTAGAGGAGTTCGAGCAGGCGATTGCGGACGCTCATCCGGCCGTACAGAATCTTGCTCGTGCCATGCGCGAGTTTAAAGGCCCGATTGATGATATGAAGTCAGCCGTCCAGGGGAATATGCTGGAGGGTTTGGATGTAGGCCTTCGCTCGTCAATGAGCAACCTTCTCCCAATCTTTTCTGAGGGTGCTCAGAAAATCGCTACCTCCTGGAACCGCTCCCTTGGAGGTGTACTCGATGAGCTTTCTTCGGACCGCGCTGCGTCCGGTATGACCGCTCTCATGGCGGGGGTGGAGGAGATGTCCATCGCCATGGAGCCAACCCTGGCGAACCTCGTCGCCGCCGCAGGCTCGCTGACTGAGCAGGGAGCTAAGTTCCTCGGGCCTCTCGGCGGGTGGATTAACGGCCTGTCCGAGTCGATTTTCAACTGGGCTGAGAGCCTGCGGGTGATTGACCCGGAAACCGGCATGAGCAAGTTCGATGCCATCATGGAGTCTGCCAAAACCAACGCCGAGTACCTCGGGAAAATCTTTGGCGGACTGTTCGGCACGCTTAGTAACGTCCTGCAGGCGGCAGCCGAGGGTGGATCAGGTCTGCTTGGCGGGATGGCTGAGGGACTTGGAGAGCTGAATAAAGCTACCGAGAAGGGCACTGAAGGCTACGCTGCGATCGTTGGCTTCATGGAGGGTGCGGCTCGCGCTGCGTCGTCCCTGAAGTTCATTATGGAGCCTCTGCTGATGTCTGTGGTCTCTGTTGGTCAGATTCTGGCCGATGTGGCTTATGGCGCTATGCCGGGACTGGCTGCTGGCCTGACCGGCCTACAGATCGGCCTTGAGGGTTTGACTCCGTTCGCAGAAGCTTTCGGTGCTTCCATGGGTGGGGTGCTGGAAGCGCTGGCACCGCTTCTGGCAGCTCTGGGTACAGCGCTTGGCCCCGCCTTGGCGGGTCTAGCCGAGGGGCTGAACAAGATGTTTGAGCCTCTAAAGGTCGGCGGACCTTTCGACGGTTTCTACAAGGCTCTGGCTGACTTCGGCCCGATTATCGGCAATTCTCTGACCGTTGTTGGGGAGGCGCTGGGCAAGATTGTCGGCGCGTCGGCACCGATGCTAGATTCCTTCATGGGTCTCCTTAACGCGCTTATGCCTATCTTCGACCTGTTCTCCTACTGGGTTGGCGAGATTATTGCTGCGGTGCTGCAGGCTCTTGAGCCGTTCATGCTCATGCGCGACCAGGCTGTCGCTGGCCTGCTTGAGGCCATAAAGCCTCTAATCAACGTGCTAGGTGAGGGGCTAATGGGGGTTATCAACGCGCTGGCACCGATGATGCCTATGTTGGCAGGCCTCTTCGTAAGAATCGTAGAGGCAATTACTCCTATCATCCCGATCGTGACCAAGATTGCAGGAGAGATCTTTGTTGCCCTGATTGACATCATCAACGCGCTTATGCCTGTTGTCGCGGCACTGATTGATTGGATTGGGAGGATGATCGACCAGTACGCCAACATGCTCATTCCTATTCTTGAGTGGGTTCTTGAGACGTTCCAGAAGGTCTGGCCGATCATCGTTGAGATTATTAAGTGGGCAATTGACGGGGTTATTCTTCCGCTTATCAGCCTCTTCTCCTCTGTTTTCGAGGGCTTGGCGAAGTTTATTGGTTGGGCTATTGAGAATGTTATTGTTCCGGTTCTTACTTTCCTCGGAGATATGTTTGCCAAGGTGTTCGATGGCATCATTTGGGTCATCGACAACTTGGTTAAGCCTGCTCTCAATGGCCTCAAGGATGCGTTCTCTCTGGCGGTTGACGGAATCACGTGGGTCTGGGAGGGTCTGAAGAAGATCTTTGCTCAGCCGATCCGCTTCTTCCTGGAAACCGTGGTTAATGACGGCATCATTCGCGGCTGGAACTGGATCGGCCCGAAGATTGGCCTCGATAAGCTAGATCCGGTCAATGTTGGTGACCTCGGAAATTACGCCTCGGGTGGTGTGCTCCCAGGCTACTCCCCAGGGTACGACAATTACGAGTTCGTCGACCCTAAGAGTGGAACCCGCCTTGGCCTGTCCGGTGGGGAAGCTATTATGCGCCCCGAGTGGACGAAGGCCGTGGGTGGACCTAAGGCTGTCGCTGAGATGAACCGTGCGGCTCGCGCCGGAAAGCCCCTTGCATACCGAGATGGCGGAGTCTACCCCATGCCCCCTATGAAGGGAAGCGAGACGGGACTTAAGACTAATGCCATTCGTGCTGGCCGTGCGATTTCGATCAAATTCCCCGAGGTGCAGACCATTGGCGGTTACCGCCCCTATGATCCGTACCCGGATCACCCTTCGGGTCGCGCACTGGACGTGATGGTTGGCAGCCAGGCACTTGGTGACGCGATTAAGGATTACCTGTTTGCCAACAACAGCGTCTTCCAGATGCAGTACGCCCTGTGGAAGCAGGCACAGTGGAACACTGCGGATGGTGCCATTCCTATGGCCGACCGTGGCAGCCCCACGCAGAACCACTACGACCACGTGCACGCCTACTTCACGGACTCTCCGTACCCCTCCGCGGGCTTTGATTACGGCCCGGTTCCAGAGGGAGCCGGAACGGCGTATTTCGGAGCGGGTGACGGAGGAAGCTGGTTCAACCCGGCACTGCAAGCAGCTAAGGCTATCCTCGGTAAGATCACCTCTACGATTTTCGACCCGTTGAAGGGAGCACTAAACAGCAAGTTTGGTGACAATCCGTTTGGATTGGAGGCGGTCGGGGGTCTAATCTCTAAGACTGTTGACGCAGCCGTCAATAAGTTCACCGATACAATCTCCTCGTTCTTCGGCGGCGGAGGTGGAGGGGACGGAGCACCCGACCTCTCCTCGATCACCGGTCCGATTGTCAGCCAGGTTGAGCAGATTTTTGCTCGCCATGGTTTTACAGGCGACCAGTGGGAGGCGGCGAAGTGGATTGTCCAGAAGGAGTCCAGCTGGAATCCTAACGCTCAGAACCCCGGATCTACTGCATACGGATTGTTCCAGTTCCTTGACTCCACCTGGGCTGAGACCGGAATCGGAAAGACCTCTGACCCCAAACTGCAGGGTGAAGCAGGCGCTCGCTACATTAAGAGCCGCTACGGAGATCCGGTGTCAGCCAAGAACTTCTGGCAGGCCAATAACTGGTACGACCAGGGTGGAATCGCCAACGGTGTCGGGCTGATGCAGAAGAATGTCATCACCCCCGAGCGGGTGCTGTCGCCGTCAATGACGGCCGCATTTGACGATTTTGTGTACGGATTTATGCCGCAGTTGATTAGCGAGTTCAAGTCCCGGCCCTTCGAGTTGCGCCGTCACTTTGAAACTCTCACAGCTGAAATCGCTCGCATCCACAAAGAGTTGCGAGACGGGAACATTGCCCGCCTCACGGCAACTATGAAGGATGAGTTTAAGCGTAGGGCTTCGGGGGAGAACCTGGCGAACAACCCGATCGACTTTAACTTCGATTCTGGCTGGGCTGGCCGTAACGGCCAGAAGGTGATGGATAACCTTACAGTAGCCTCTCGCCGCATGGCTGACGCGGTTGTCGATCCTGACGCTTACCTTGAGGCCGAGGCTGCAGCTCGCAAGCAGCTGGAGGAGGAGTTCGAGGCCGAGAAGGAGAAGGCCAAGAAGGAGGCCGACGAGGCCAAGTCCGAGGCCGACAAGGCTGAAGAAGAGGCTCGCCGTGAGAAGGAGCAGGCCGAGGACGAGGCTGCTAAGACCGACGAAGAGCGTGAGGCACTTAAGAAGCAGCGCGAGGAGGAGGCCGCCGCTCGCAAGGAGGTTGCCGACTCTGAGTCTGAGGCGGCTCAGGCCAGACAGAAGGAGGAAGATGCTAAGATTGAGGCCGCTAAGGCCGATGGCTCCTTCTATTACGGTTATAAGACCTTCGATGCTGAGGGTGGTAACCCGAACGCCTCGGAGGTGTCTGGTGAGGAGACGGCTTTCCGTTCCTTCCTGGACTCCTTCGGGGATCGAACCGGGATTGCTCCAGCAATCTCGGGTGTTGCTAAGCGATTCGATGTGCTAAGATCTATTGGAGAAGCAGCGCAGACTGCGGCTCCAGCCTGGATGGCAGCACTGAACGGTGACCCCTCTGGACTCGCGTATAACGTCGCAGTTGGAACCGCACAGGTGAGAAAGCAGGCGATTACCGAGGCCGAAGGCCTCGCTCCGCAGGCGCTGGCGGGTATTGTGGAGATGGCAGTTTCTAGAGGTAACGCAAATAACGCGCCGTTCATCGGAGAGGTCAACTCGGGTATGACCCAGGCAGAACTCATGCAGACGCTCGAATACTACGAGGGCATGAGAGCCAGAAGAGGGACGGGCACTACGAGAGTGAGGTAACGTGTCTTTTTCTGGCGGTGACCACGTGTGGATCATCTATCAGGGGCCTCCCCGCTGGGATGGCGAGAAGATGGTTAACGGTGACAGATTCTTTCTGGGTGGTCACCATAAGTACCAGGCTAAGGAAGGGGTGGAGTTCTCCAGAGGTATCGGAGGACTCCTCCGTGAGTTGAGCGACTATCGCTACGACACCTCTGCTGAGCAGCCTGGTTCTACCTTTGTTGGGTCGGTCGCCAATCGCAGAGAGATCAGTGCCTCTATTAATGTGTTTGGCGACTCTCCGGCTGATTTCCGGCGTAACCTGCGCCGCTGGCAAGACAATAACCCGCAGGACAGTAAGGGTCGCCTGTGGTTCCTCACCTCTGACGGTGAGCCACGCTACCTTCCAGTTCTTCCGTCTACAAACGCAGGTCTGTCAAGCGTCGATATGGACCCGACAATCCTGAGGAAGCTGGAAGGGGTGGAGTGGGGATGGGTCTCTGACGACCCATACTTCTCCGGCTACATCGCTCGAAAAGAGTTCATCAACAACTCTGTGACGTTTTATAATCCTTCGACCGTGAAGGCGGTTTTCCATAAAATCTATCTTCCGGGTCCGGGGAAATACACTGTCGGGGATATTACCACCCCAACGCTGACGGCCGACGAGATAGTCCGCATCGACTACGATCCTCAGGATCAGACGTTCACCAAGCGGAATATGGAGACGGGTCAAGTCACAAACCTTTGGTATACTTTGGAAGGAAAGAGGCCAAAGGAATGGTTGAGGCCGCAAACAAAGAACACTATTTCTATCCAGTACACCGGCACAGGCAGAACTATGAACCCCTATGTCGAGTTCACTCCGAAGTTTAGGTCGTTTATCTGATGATTGAGACAAGAGATCCCCTCGCGGGTATTGTAGATTTTGACGACGGATATTCTGTTGAGGTTGAGCTTCGTGATGGCAACGGAAATCTTGTTGGAGTGGTCGGAGATCTAGTTGACTTCACCTTCGTATTCAGCTCTGAGGCTTCAGACGTTGATGCTTCTTCTATGGTTCTTCCCGGAACCTCTCCGTGGGCCAAAACCTTTATGCGTGCCAACCGTCGGCTCCTTCTGGTTCACTTCCTCCTTTATCGAGATGGTCGCCAAATTAAGAAGTGGACTGGCAGAGTTGATCGAGCGGTACGACGCAGAGAAGGTCCGCAGGGTTCCGTCACTGTCGAGTTGATTTCGGACAAGATCTGGCTGAAGCACATCCTTGGGTACTCTGCCCCTGGATCGGGGTTGTGGCTGCAAGCCCCGAAGGTAAATAACTACCTCGGACCTGCTGTACACACGATTAAGCGGGTAGCATCTGACAATATCCTGCGTCTCAGCGGTAACCTAGGACTTCTTACCGGATCAAAGTGGCTGAACAATCCTTCTGAGTGGCCAGGTATGCAGTCTCGGATGCCTTATGTGATGATTGTTCCTACGACCGAGAGCGAGGACACATCTCCGACAATTGTGACTCAGGTAGCAATGACCCCTATGGACGAGGTGTGGCAGGAGATCTGTAAGGACTACAATCTACTTCCCACAGCAGAGTTCTTCGTGCCCGGAAGAGACCCGATGCCGAACAGGCTTTCTCCTACTGCTCCGTGTGTTGTTCTAGACATTAAGGATATGGACCGAACGAGAGCTAGATCCGAGACGAGACCTAAGTGGGATGCTGCCTTTTCTCTTCTCGGAGAGTTCGTCCGTGGTCTTTTCGGCCAGTACGATGTTCCTCCGACGATTGACGTTTTCAATCCCGAAGACCTTAAAGACTTCTTTGGTCGTAGAGAAGATGACAAGTGGGTCGTCTTCCGCGACTCTCCAGAGCATTGGAGCAGCATTGAAGTGGCTTCGTTCTCGCCTACCGCCTCCAAGTCGATTTCTGGCGGAAAGTCTCAAGAGTTCCTGAACAAGGGGGTTCAACTCCTATTCAACCTTTTGATTAACGGTGTTTTAGCGCTGGTAGGACTTGGCTTTGCCGGTATTGATGTAGGCGGAACATTTGACGATGTTCTCTTCGCCTACCAGTCTGCGGACGACACTAATATGAGAGAGTTTCTTGGCGATTTTACGCTGTTTGAGGAGTTTATCGGTGATGGATTGACCGCATACTCGTTTGATGCTGCTCAGGCGCTCAGACAGGCGAGAAACAACGCGATTGGCTACCAGACCGCTATGTTCACCGGAGACATCGCCAGTTTTAAGCCTTTCCTTCCCTTTGAAGACTTCGACCTTCTGCACCCTGTAGCGTGGGAAGATTCAGTTGAGGACAGACTTTTCGCTGAGCGGGTTAAACAGATTTCCGTGAGCGGGAACCGCTCTGATAAGATTAAGTTTGAAGTTCGACTAGGCGAGATCGACAGACCGGAGGAGCCGGAGGCGATTGCCCAGAGAAGGCATGAGTCGTTTGTTAGAGCGCTGAACACTGTTTTGAGGAGAGATTAATGGCAACTGTCAACGATATTGCGGCGAGACTTGTTTTCACAATGGATGGCGACGCGCTTGATTTTGAGAAGACTGGTCGCGGAGTCATAGTTGTTGAGGACAACGAAGCCGACATCCCCCTTCCGAAGGGTCCAAAGGGAGATCCGGGAGATCCTGGAGAGCCGGGACGAATGGTGGTCTCCCTCGTTCTTGATGAGACGACGGACTCTGCCGCACTGGAGGTGCTTAAGCGACGTAGCGCCACGTGGAGCACCTTGAATCAAGATTACGTCGGCTATTTTGCGATTAACGAGCCGACTAGGAGCGGGTTCTTCTACACCCGTGGTGGATGGGTTATCATCCGTAATATCTTCGGGACTGGTGCTGAGATTGCCCCGGGTGAGTTCTCTCAGCCGGTTACTTATGCTAATGTAAGTTCGGAACCCGCCAGTACAGAGGCCGGTGTTGTTGTCTACTCCTTTGAGGGCAGTCTGAAGGCTGTGAGACCGGACGGAACGAGAGTCACAATTGCTTAGGAAGTCTATTCAGAGATGGCTAAAGCGGTTTGCTGACCGCCATACCGGGGAGGACGAAACTGTGGAGGGTCTAAAAAACCTTGGCAATGTCCTCGGCCTCAATGCCATTTTAATGGGATCGTTCTTCTTCGGGTTTGACGGACTTCTTACATGGACGGAAAATGGCGGCGATGTGGACTCTTGGCATCTTGACCCGCTTGGCTTTGAGATTTGGGGGCTCCTCTTCCCAGCTGGGGGAATATGGCTGATTACTTCGACTTTTCTTATGAAGGGAGTTGTTAAATCGCACATCTTCCTCGCTTTAGTTTGGCTGGTAATGGGGATTGTATGGGTTACATACAGTTTTGTTTTCCGGCCTGACTATGTTTTCGGCATTGGTGTTTTAGCCATCTTTACCTCTGCTCAACATTTTGTTTATGCACGGTTATGGAAGGCAGAGGGAGTTGAGTAGTGGAGGCAATAGATCCAAACGCGATTAACCAGACCTCGCTTATTGGCCAGATCACGATGCTTCTCCTGGCGATTGGAGTGATCTTATCCACCCTAAAGGCATATCTGCCTAAAAATCGCGGGGCAGAAGGGAAGTCCCGGATGGAGATTTTGAGGGATAAAGTCAAGTCTTCCGAGGAGGATTCCGCCTTTACAAGGAAGGTTAACAATAATCTTAGCGAATGGCAACTGACGGCCAGAGAAGTAATAAGAGTTCTCAAGAATCATCTTGTCGACAACGGGATTGAGATCCCGGAGAGAGTGAAGGCAATGGAGGACCATCTAAGAGCAATTGACGAAAGAGAGATTTTTGATGAGCCAGAATCTTGAATTGTATAGAGATCTTCATAACGAGTCCCTGTGGACTCCGGAGGTCGTGTATGACGTTACTCCGCAGAACGCCCTTGTCAGAGAGGGCTATAACTATGGGGAGGGAGCTGACGGATACAATCAAGAGGATACACGAGGGTCTCTTCTTGACGGAGTGGCAGACTTCTTCTCCAAGCTCTTTTCCGGCCTTGGAAATGTTATTGGCGGAGTTGTGCAGGCTGGAGTAGGAGTCCTCTCGCACATTGTCTCGGGAGTTACCAACCTTATTGGTGGAATCGCCAGCGCTATTAGATCCATTTTTGGCGGAGGAAGCGGGCCGGATGCTCCGCCACCACCAGAGCCAATCTTTAACCCCATCAAGACAAACTTGGAGGCGGCACTTACCCCTCATCTAGAAAAGGTGGATAGCCTACTTGAGGATTCTGCGGGTATCGGGGATGAGTCTAAGACCATTCAGCAGCAGATGCGTGAACTTATCGACCCGGAGAATCAGCAGTCGGCTTTGTGGGAGATGCAGCACCAAATCAACACCCTAAACACCCAGAGAGACGATCTTCAGGATCAGATGATCGAGCTTAACAGAAAAAGCATCGGAATGATGACTGAATATATCTCTCGGTCAGTTTTTATTCCTCGGGATACTCCGGTCGATGACGAATACTTCACCATCTCTCGGGTTAGCGATGGGAACAGGTGGCGGGTCACGGCAAAGCCGGGGTGGGTCGGCCACTACATCTGGCAGTCTGTCTACTACTTTTCGAGCGGAGACGCATCCCCCGTCCTTGACGGACGGGATGTCGGAATCCAGAGGCAGTGGGATGAGTATGCGTGGAACAGAAACCAATCTGTCCTCACCTACTGGGTAAAGAAGGGGAAGCAGGGTCTGGACGATAAGGGTGTTGGAGGATATGTATCTAACCAAAGCGCATGGAGTATCAGGCCGGAATTAACCTTTACAGCTTCTGAGTCTGTTGACCATGACCTTTACTACCGAGTGGCGTGGAATGCCACGACATTCGAGGACACCTACGGAATTAGGGTCGTCAAGAATGGAACCAACGTGCTATTCAGCCTGTCTGCAACAAAGGTGGGTCCCCGTTTTCCGTGGGAGTCAGGATTCAGAAACCAGACGATCTCGGAGTTTAGGGTGCCCCTAGAGGCGGGAGATGTAGTAACTTTCGAGTCTTATTCGAACGCCTCAGGGAGCAGTCAGCGGCAAGTTTCTTCTGCGGAAAGAAAGATCAGCTGGGTTTATGATCCGAAGGAATAAGTGTGGTATAATACCTTTATGAAATATGAGACTTTGGCGAAGGTAATGGGAAATACCCTCCCCATGGCTCGATACCAGGAGCTACACCCTCACTATGAAAATGCTATGAGGGCAGCGAACATCACGAACGTTAACCGGGCTGCGATGTTCGCTGCTCAGTTGCGCCACGAGTCTGTCGGCCTAAAGTTCATGGAGGAGATAGCCTCCGGAGCGGCGTATGAAGGTCGCAGTGACCTTGGAAATATCTACCCCGGAGATGGTGTTCGGTTTAAGGGGCGAGGCCCCATCCAGTTGACGGGCCGTAACAATTATCGAGCCTTTACCCAGTGGGCCAACGCAAATGGGTATTCTAACATTGATTTTGAGGCAGAACCAACGAAGCTGTCTGAGCCTAAGTGGGGGTTTCTAGCCGCTTCCTATTATTGGGTTGTGTCTAGGCCAAATCTAAATAAGTGGTCTGATGAGAAGAACGTTCTCAATGCCTCCAGAGAAATTAATGGGTGGGTGGATAGACCTAACGGACTCGCAGAGAGAACCAACTTCTTTAACGAAATCCTGGCGTTCGGGACGGCTCTCCTACCAGGAGATGGAGGCTATATGAGCACTGCTGCTGTACTTGACTATCCTAGAGACCAGGTAGCCCAAGACACCTACTATAACTGTGGACCGGCATCGGCACAGACAGTTATCCGCGCTAAGACTGGGATACTTCTTTCAGAGGTCGATCTCGGGGCCGAACTAAAGACTCATAAAGGCGGGACGGACTGGATCGGGCAATTCCCTGCCGTATTCAATAAGCACATGCCCGGGTCAGAGTACAGGTCTGTAGAGATGCCTAATGACCCGCCGACGCAGGCGCAAAAGGATCGTCTGTGGGATAACATTAAAAACTCTATCGACGCGGGTTACGGCGTGGTGGCGAACATTGTTGCCCCGCCAAGCAACTATCCTCGTGCGGTCGCCCCGTCCACGATCTCTCCTGCATACAGAGGTGGGACAGTGTATCATTACATTGCTATTATGGGTTACGACTCGAATAGCCCGGACGGAATTAAGGCCGTATGGGTAGCCGACAGTGGGTTCGACCCATTCGGATACTGGATGTCGTTTGACCAGTTGGCTACGCTTATTCCTCCGAAGGGGTATGCCTACTCAACCGCAACCCCAATCCAAAACACTATTGCAGAAGGGCTTTTTATGTCTTTGTCTCCCGAGCGCCAGGAGGATCTGGCAAACAAGATCGATAGGATCTATCACGAACTTACTCACGAGTTCCAGTCTCGCTACGAGAAGGATGGGGTTCAGTCGGAATTCCGTGACACTCTGGTGGGATACGAATTGGAGGGTGACCGCAAGGTCGAGGATATTCATTCCAATATGCTTCCAGAGATTTATCGCGTTCTCCTGAATATCCAGGGACATACCGTTGACAGAAAGGGTAAGTAGATATGGCAGTTACCGTTAATGAGATTACCGACAATGAATTGGTAAACAAGATTCAGGATGGCATGGCAAGCGTCCTGAGAAAGCAGTCATTCACCCAGAAGAGAAAGAACACCCTCTTCTCTATTGCTCAGGGCATTCTTCAGTTGGGAAACCTGGCGGCTTTCATTACTGTCGATATGCCGTGGTACATCACAGCTGCTATCGCCGTTGTTCTGGTGGTAGCTGAGACCGTAGCTCACGCATTTACGCGAGGACCGCTCACCCCATCGGCGGCTAAGGCCGTTGAGGACGAAATCCTTCGCAAGGAGGTCACCAATGTCAACGGTGGCGAAGGTAAGTTCTCTTCCTACGTAGATATTTAAGTCACAGTGACGAAATCCCCTAGCCTTTGTGGTTAGGGGTTTTTGTCAATTTGTATAACCCGCCTTTAGAATATAAGGAAATTCCACGCTACAGAGAGTAAAAAGGCACCCTTTTGTGGGTGCCTTTTTGTTATTTAATCTTTAGCCCTCGGAAGGCCGACACGTTGCGCTCTCCTCCGACAGACGTGTTGCGGACGTATTTAAACCCGTTACTCTGCAGCAACTTACGGAATCCATCCTTGGTGCCTATATCCCTTTGCTCCATACTCTCGGACATACACCAGGACTTCCAAGCCTTGAAGAGGTCATCCAGCTTCTCCCGGCCCTTCTCGTCGCGCTCAAGGCGCTCAGTAATGAAGCTCTGGATAGCAGATGTGCCGGAAACGAACTCTTCAGACACCTCTCGAACTTCTTTAGGCCAGGTCTCACGCTCAAGGCCTTCTTCCAGATACATTCGGCAACCCTCAATAATCCACCACAGAATCGCGGAGGAAATTTCTTTGTTCTGCTTCAGGTCATTCTTTGGGTCGATCCGCTGTGCCGGATGCGGGTTCTTGAATGGAATGACGAGAATGCGGTTCTTCAGCGCCTCGTCGCCTCGATCAATGTTCGGAGGGTTGTTCGTGGATACGTACGGGGTGAAGCGAGGAACCGAATTGACAATATGGTTGGAGTGGTTTTTACGTGCCTGCTGAAGGTCGTTGCCTGTTGCCTGCTTAATCGCATTGGACGACAGTCTATGGCCGTCACCAACCTCAGAAAGAATAAGCATCCGCTTATTCATTACAGAAACCAACTCCGGGTTAGGTCCAGACCCCTGGAAACCAAAGAGGCGCTGAGCGTTCATTGGTGCCGCATAGTCCCCTAGCGCCGCAGCCATAGCCTCAAGGATCGTCGTCTTACCAGTATTGGAGGAACCCCACAAGAAAACAAGCAACTTAGAGGGGTTATGATCGACCAGAGAGTATCCAAAGACCTTCTGTGCGAATCGGCGGATCTCTGGGTCAGGAAGGAACTTATCTAAGAAGTCATCCCACGCCTGGTGTCTTGCGCCTTCCTGAACGGACACTGCCGTGCTCATAGTGAGCATGTCAGACCGTCTGCTATCTCTCACAGGGGGCACCCCATCGTGCAGCAAGGCGTTAAGGTCGAGAGTCTGAGCATTCTTAGACCCAAGAAGCATCGGAACAGAATCAAAATCGTCCAGACTACAAGAAACCTCGTCTACGGAGTGCAACTGAGCTAGCATAGCCCGCGCGGGTCTAGTGTTGCGGAGTTCGTTAGCTCGCTTCCTCAGATTTGCGGCCATAGACTGCAATTCCTCAGAACTCGTGTCGTCAGCGCCAATCTGCTCCTGCGCTTCCTTCTCGGCCAAGCCTGCGGCACGCTCCTCTAGCTTAGAGGCCTCATAATCTAGAGGGGAGCACACCGAATACTCAATGAAGCGGAACATCTGATTAAGGCTGCGGAAAGAGTAGCGGCCAGTCTTAGTTACCCATGCCGCGAACTCCTGACTTCCGTTGTCGTTTGTGACAAGAACATCACGATCCCAGTAGTCCTTAAACATTAGGGCATGTCCCTGGTCGTGGTTGCCGTACTCGTTCCAATCTACTCCTAGAGGCCTCTTCTCTGCCTCGGCAGGCACAAGTAGTTCTGAGAAGTTTGGGATCGCCATGTCTGCGGAGGCATTAATAATGCGTACCTCTCCACGTTCAACCTCTCCAGCAATCTTCTCAACCTCAGAGATAACAGCACGCTCGAACTCGTCCTTGGCAATATCTTCGTTGCGCCAGTTCGGCCCTCTTTCGTCCAGAACTTCTGTCATAAAACGGCTGCGGATGTGATGGATCGCGGCCTTCAGGCCGTGGTGTCCCTCCGTACCAAGCATGACAACAGAGTGAATGGCAGAAATCATTGTGTCGTGAGCGTTCGTGGACAGACTCTTAACAAAAGCCTCGGACGTGGAAGCATCCCGCATAGAGGGAGACATAAGAACGTTAGGGTCATCACTGTCCGCCTCAACATCCCAGCCGGAGATGTTGTCTCGAAGCCAGTTGAGAGCTTCGCGGTAGCCGCCGATGGCCTTACGCTCTCCGGTGCCTCGGCGACCGCTCTTATCTCTGGTGAGGTGGTTAACCCACTTCTCCGGAAGCACGGGAAGGTCGTTAACATTGGGGATTCCTACTTCTTCCCCGCCGATGTACCACTTGTACTGCTCACCATCCACAACAGACGGCCAGACCGCCGAGTAGCGGTGAGTGAATTGCACCACATCAACGTCGGCACAGACCTTAGCGTTCCACTCTCTACCCTTAGGAACAAGGAAGAAGTACTGAGCCGCCTGGGAACGCACCCCACGGCGAGTAGAGCGCGGAATCTCGTCAAGATTGAGGTCGCCAAGTTCTGCCATGAGTTCGTTAAGGAACGTCATACCCTGCTTAGACCCGTAGTGGTCAACATCAATGCCAATCACCTCTCGACCCTTGGATACCTGCATTCTCAGGCCGACATTACTCTCCTCCGGTCGACCCTTCCAGAGGTTATCGACCTCTGCGCGCTTCACGCGCGGGATACGTCCCGTCACACCGCTCACTGGCGGGTACTTGGCTCCCTCCGGTAGTGGGAAGGGAACTTCCCAGCCGTTACGAAGGTAGTCATTTACGTAGCCGAACATCAATCTTTTCCTCTCTTCGTGTCTTTTCGGTAATGATCTTACCGCCCCAGACCCCACGAGTCAAATCAGACTCCTTAGCAATCAAAAGGCATTCGACACGATTGTACAGCGGACAGCGAGAGCACACATTGCGTGCCATCTCCATCCGCTCTCCTCGATCATCTAACGTCTCCCAGGGTAGCTGGTAAGGCTCAAAAAGCTCAAAACGATCACTGCATGGAGGGGTTGCCACTCGCCTTACTCCTTACCGCTGCGGCCTTGAGGATGTCCGACAGCGAAATTTCACCGTGGTTAGCGGTGAGGGTAATCTTAATCCCAAGGCTGCGCAATCTCTCGTAGGCGTTCATAAGCGTCTCTTCTGCGTTGGTAGGCTCCTTCATAAGCCAGGATAGAGACTCAGTACCTTCAGCTCCGAAAGTTCCGAACTTGATGTCCCGGTCGATGTCCTCCCCGATCATTCGGAAGGCCTCGCGCGGGTTAACATCTTCAACCTTCATATTCTTTCCTTACTTCGTCAATATGTGCGATTGGCTGTCTGATCCAATCGTATAGTTTCTGTTTAGGGTGGATGCCAAAAGGAAGAAGCCGATAATCTCCCCGACACCAATTGTCTGGTGGGGGAACCCCGATTAGTTGACCGGCCTCCGTAAAAGTGATTCCGGTGTCTCCGAGGTCTCTAGCCGCATTAAACATGTCTAGTTCGTACCAGTGAGCGCGGTTGTATCGGTAGGTTCTTTTGTTCTGCTTGGCTACGTGCCGAAAGATGGTTCCAGCGTCCTCCGGTAGGTATCCTTTGCGACTGGACCATTGGTGCTGCTCAATTCCGTACCGCTCCGCAGCCCTCTTGACTTGCATTTGGTACTTGGCTCCACCAGGAAGGCCTATAAGCGATAGGATCTCTATGGGACGGATAACAAATCCTTCTCTACTGCGGGATTTGCCATCATCCGCCTCAAGCAGAGAATCGAATGTCGGTCTGCGTCCCTGCTGTGCCTGTCCTTCTGAGTCTTGATTAAGAATCCCCATGCGTCTAACCTCTTGTCACTGCACGTCCCTTTAGCGTCTGCCGGAGACTGGAACGTGACTGAAATATCTCTTTTGCTTCCAAAAATCTCCTGCATAATTCCAGCGGTGATTCTTACCGGAGAAAGGAAGTTTCGGCCAGAGTTCTTTTGCCTGATAACAAAGTCCTCGATGGCGACAATAACGCGGTTGTTCTTGCCCCAATCCTTAATAGCCTTCCCGATCTTCTGGCTGATCTCCTGCTCAGGGAAAAGTTCGTCCCCTTCGTAAAGATCCTTAGCGTTTCCAGAGCCGCCATAACTCAACTGGTCGGAACCCCACGCCACTATCCCTTCCACCCCCTCAGAGATGTCACTGACAATCATCACGGATAGGCCTGTAGTAACTCCGGGGTCAATACCAATGAAAACTGTTCTGTCCTTGATGTTGCTCGGAGGCCGGAAGAAATCTAGCGTGCGTTCCAATGATATTACTCCTCAAGTTGAATCGTAGTCAGGGTGTGAGCCTGAACCGCAGGTCCGAAACCCGCGTTGGCAATTCCTTCTGCATGAACCACGTACACCCCCTTGCTCTGGATCTCGCTGATCTCGTCTGCCAAGTTGGGGTAGCGGAACCGAGACACGTTGACGTGAACCTCAGTGCCTCCGGGGTCGGCACAGATAATTTTCGCCTTAATTGCAAGTTCCGGTGAGTCAACCTTATCAAGAATCTCCTGCTGAGTCAAGTTCTCTCGCTGCCTCATCTCTGCCAAATGGTCGATAATCTTCACCGTCACCACGTGGCCAATATATGTGACGTACTCCCCTTCCTGCTTAGGAATGGATGCCGAAGTAGCGTCTGGATGCGAGAGTGGGATAGAGCCTTCTTCAATCGCCTGGATAACGCTGTACGTAGCGTCGTTCGTTAGGTTAATGTCGAATGGGTCCAAAGACTGCTGCATCTGCATTGCTGTCTCCTTCGCCTTCTCTCCGAAGCCAGGGGTGTCCTCAACAAACAGATCCCAGCCTTTAGCGGCCTGAGCCTCCCTATCCAGCGAACTCTTCTCGCGGGTCTCAATCATGCGGATAGCCAGCCTCTCACCGACGCGCGGAATCTGAGTGAAACCCGCCTGTAGGCCGGTTCGCTCTTCGTTAGGAGACCAAGACACCTCCGAGAAGATCGTGGGAGGGCTAATCGTCAATCCGTGCGCTGCTGCATCTTGAAGAAGAAGTAGCTGCGGGTCGGCCTTTCCCTTCTGCTTGCCCTTCTTCGCGGCTGACCTCAGAGAGGCCGCAAAGAACTCGGCAGGGTAATAGACCTTTAGGTACATTGTCCAGTACGCCACAAGGGCATAGGAGATAGCGTGAGACACGTTGAACAGGTAGGAGGCGGATGCAGCCATGTAATCCCAGACTTCCTTAGCCTTGGACTCCTCAGCGCCATGCAGCTCCTTGGCTCCATCACGAAACTTAGCCCAAAAAGCGTCGAAGGCACCTCCGGCCTGCTTAGCGCCAATAATCTTTCGGAGCCGTCCGATCTCAGAGTCGTCAAGGCCTCCGAACTGGGAGCCAATCTTCATAACCTGCTCTTGGTACACGAGACAGCCATTAGTCTCCCCTAGGATTTCGTCGACGACAGGGTGGATCGACTTTCGGCTTCCTCCATTCTCCACAGAGATGTACTGGCGAGTCATCCCTGACGACAGAGATCCCGGTCGGGACAGAGCGTTAATATCGGCCAGCTGCATGAAGGTTGGGGTACGGTTCTTTCCGAGAAAAATGTCTTTAACGATCCCTCGCGTAGAGCGACCCTCAAACTGGAAAATCCCAGTTAGGTCGTCATCGGCGAAAGCCTTAAGAACTTTCTCGTCGTCTCGCGGAAGGTTATACAGCACGTCAAGGTCTAGCTCGTCAACCATGTCGATGACGTGAGCGACGATCGTCATGGTTAGTAGGCCTAGGCAGTCGAGTTTTAGCATTTTGAGGTAGCCTGCGTCTCGCTTGTCGTAGGCGATGACCTCCGCCTCGTCTCCGTTACTCTTCTTCCGTCGGTAAATGGCGCACGTTTCTGAGATGGGGTCGTTGGAGATTACCATTCCCGCCGCGTGGATTCCTAGTCCTCGCATGTCCCCCTCAAGTCGGTAAGCTAACTTCATGTCTGGGTACTCCATCACAACTCTTCCTGCCTCCTCGAAAGAGGCTGCAGCGTCCTCTGCCGAGTCGAACTCTCGCGGGTCACCGAAGGCTGGGGTGCCGATAAGGTTAGCAAAGGTCTCCGTATCACTAAAAGGGACTTGAAGCGCCTTGCCTGCGGACTTGACAGCTGTTCGACCCCGGAAGCGAGAGAAGTTTCCGATGTTGCCGACGTTCTCATCCCCATAAATCTCTCGCATGTACTCGAAAACTTCATTGCGACGGTCATCCTGGTAGTCAGTGTCGATGTCTGGATCGTCCTCACGTCCAGGGTCAAGGAAGCGCTCGAAAACCATCTGCGGGAACTCCATAGGGTTAATCTCTGTCAACCGGAGGAGGTAGCAGATAAGGCTAGAGGCTGCGGAGCCTCGGCCAGGCCCAACGGCGATTCCGTTATTTTTGGCCCACCCGATTACCTGCTCGTTGACAAGGAAGTAATCGGAGAATCCTTTAGGAAGGATCACATCAAGCTCCTTCTTTACCCGCGCTTTGTACTCGTCCTCGCGCTCTGCGAAGTCCTTGGCGAAGGTGTCAGAGGTTTCCTTGCGGAAAGCGATGCCCTCCATAATTCGCTTCTTTAGAATGCGCTGCGCTTCTTGGTCAGTGCCGTCGCTCTCGCTGTACCGGACAGGTGAGGTCTTAGGCAGGGTGACGCTGCAGCGATCCGCTACCTCGCGGGTGGTGAGGATGGCCGCCTTAATTGTGGTGTCGGCTAGTCCGGTGGCACGCAGTCTCTGTACAACCTCTTGATCCGAGAGCGGGTAGGCTGCTTTACCTGCCTCGTAGTCTCGGTTCTTAGCTAGATCATCGACAGACTTTTTCCACTGAATAGCGTTGGAAAGTCGCTGGATCTCCCAGTCCTCCGGGTGAGGGTAATGAACGTCTGCCGTGGCGACAATAGGGATGCCGGTTTCCCAGTGGATCTCTTCGATCTTCTGGTTGAGGTATCTCGTTCGAGCGTAGTTGTCAAATAGTTGCACCTCAAGATAGTAGCGGTCGCCGTAGACCTCACGAAACTTATTGACGAGACTCATGGCACGTGAAAACCGTTCGTACATAGTGTCTACCAGACGGTCGTATGCCTCGTCCTTTCCAGCGTTAAGCAGTCGTGAAAGCTGATCTTCAAGAGGCACTGTATCGACGAGTCGATCTCCGAGCGACTTGCCTCCAGCAAGGGTGCAGGACAGCCAGGAGTCAGCGCAGCCAGAGAGGATAATCAGATCCGAGGTCAGTTCTGGGTCGAGGAGCCAGTCTTGATGGATGGTCGGATAATGAAAGAAGCCCTCGGAGTAGGAGCGGGTAACGAGTCGGTTTAATTGCCGGTAGCCATTCTCGTTCATAGCTAGAATCGTCTGGTGGAACTTAGCTTTAGTATTTGGTGGGGCTACGTAAGCCTCAACGCCGAAAATCGGCTTAATTCCGTGCTTCTGAGCGGCCTTCTCGAACTGAACGTGGCTAGATGTATTCCCGTGCTCTGTGAGAGCCATAGCGTCCATGCCGAGATCCTTCACGCGCTTAACGTGATCCTCCGGCAACTTGTGTCCATCTCCATACGAGAAGGACGTATGGGTATGAAGTGAAATGAACTTCATTTTTCTCCTTAAGGTAAAAGTGTGGCAAGGTTAGAGATCACGGCTCACCTTGTCCCAGATCGTGCGCGGGTAGATAACATCAGCAAGGCCGTTAGCGAAGGAGATTTTAAGATCCCCTTCGAATTCCTGACTAATGCTCGTCACTCCAGTGTGGAGGTAAGTTTTCTTTTTCGTTTTGGTTTTGACTCTAATCTTTTCCATGACACAGACATTACACTGTCATCTGGTTGTTGTCAACCTGTGCCCCCAGTAGGATTCGAACCTACGGCCTAAGAATTAGAAGTTCTTTGCTCTATCCAGACTGAGCTATGAGGGCTTGGAGCGGATGACGAGACTCGAACTCGCAACATTCTGGTTGGAAGCCAGAAACTCTACCATTGAGCTACATCCGCGCGGAAGAAGAAGGAATCGAACCTTCAGGCTTTCACCTGTACCGGCTTAGCAAGCCAGCTGCGCACCGTGCGCACATCTTCCATGTTGGGAGGGTGGATTGCCTTTTACCACCGAGGGCTGTTAGCGATCATATTATTAGTACCGCACCCTACCACCAGTTTGAGCCGCTAAGCTCTGAGGCGCTAACCTCGCCAGTGTGCAATCTTCAGACCTCGCTAACCGAGTCCTTTTGCTCTGCCACTCCCAGGAGATAGCCGTCGCCGTCTCCCTGCATAGGCGGCAGGATTCGAACCTGCAATCTACGGTTTTGGAGACCGTTGCATACGCCATTATGCTGCACCTATATCGCTTGCGTTTAACGTCTGCAAGCTGGACGTATGTCACGTCATAGGAGAAGACGGGGGTTGAACCCGCTACCGCAAGACTGGTCAACTCTTTCGAGCTTACCTCTCCTCCATGACATAGGCTATCTTACATGTCATCCCAGAGGCTGTCAACCCCATTGAGAGCATCAATTAGAATATCCGGGTTGTTGCCGGAAATCACCCTCGTGTTACCGTCTCGTTCAATGACATACACCGGCGCTCCCATGACTCCGAGTTCGATGAGATAGTCTCTGTTGTCCTCTGCGGAGAGCGTAACTCGGGTAACGTCATGGTGAATGTTCTCGTCGTCGCTAAGCCAGCGCTCAAAGTGCTTTCGCATATCCTCGCATTGCGGACAATGGCTCCGGGTCTTCTCGTAGGCCGTAACGTCGATCTTAGTCATTCTCGCTCATCCAATCGTCCAGGTCGGTGTCATCGTCATCGAAGTCCATATCAATGTCGGCGACCTTCTTCTTCTTGAGGGGCTTGCTGAGGACATAGTGAACCTCCATCCTCTCATCGCCGTTGTACGTCTGGACCTTCGTCTTGATCTGCGCGGTCTGCTCGCCTGTAATCTTTAGGCGACCCATCTGCTCAATCGGAGTCTTCTTGTCGGACTCAGACTTCTTCTTGCCAGTAATGATTCGACCGGCGTTAGCGTCTGCAAGGAAGTCGTCGTAGGTGTAGGTGCCGTCAGACAGTGCCAGAAGCAGGGACTCGATGGAGGAAACCTGAATCGAGAAGTGCTCGTAGGACGGGTCGGTCGGAATCATGAACATGCGGAACGCACCTGCGCCGTTGTAGACCTCATTAGCCCCCTTCTCATGAATTTCGAAAAGGACATTCAGTGCCGGATCACCCTTGCGGGTCTCCTGATACCAAACCTTCTTGATCTTGGTGTTGTACAATCCTGGAGGCGGGGTGGGACCGTCGTAACGCTGACCCTGGCCGGAATCGGCACGTGCCTTCTCAACGTCGCTGCTCTTGACGCGGGTAATTGGAATTGAAAAGCCCATTGGTTAGTTCTCCTTGGTTTCGTTGTTGGTATTGTCTTCTTCGCCAACACCGACGATCTTATCAGTAAGTTTGGCGAGGGTCAAGTCGCCTTGAGCCTTCTGGAAAGTCTGTAGTCGATCCTTCGCATATGCCTCTGGAGTCTTGTTGAACTGGAATCGCCGATGCAAACGGCCATTATGCTCAATGACAGAGAGGTAGATGACAGTATCCATCTGAGCACAGACCCATGCTGCCTGCTTTCCACCGCGACCGTGGATGGACGGCATCTTAAACTCATTACCCTGCTCATCAACCTCAAGATCCGACAGTGCGGTCCAAAGGATATTGGCATCCGAATTATTCAGTCGCTCAACAACTTCTGAGAGTCGGGCTTGAGCCTCGCCGTACTCCTGGAGTTCCCTCTTGTAGCGGGATCGGGAGGGATTTCTGCCGACAGCTTCAGAGAGGATGTGATCCCAAATGAGATCCTGCAACTTCGTGATGGAGTCAACGACGACCCACTCGAAGCGGTCTGGGTCATCGACAATAGCGTCGATCGCTTGATTCAATTCTTCCCACGTGTTGATCTGCAGAACGTTGGCCTGAGAGCCGGAGCGGGCTGCGGAAACGGTGCCCTTCTCGATAGCGAGGATGAGGTCGTTCTTGCCGTTGTCCCGTCCAGAACCCGCGAAGGTGGTCTTACCCGCTCCGGAGTCGCCGTGAATAAGGACGTTGACGGAGGTTACCGTCTCGGTGGCGGGAACCGCCAGATCTAGAATGTTGTTCAACTTAGTTCCTTTCGGTTGTTTAGTGTAATGCTACCACGTTATTGACTGCTACGCATCTTTGACTGGCGTTCCGTCTGGCATCCATGCGCGAGGGATGTCAAACCGTGGGGTGATTTTTGCTGCTGTTTCAAAAAACGGTGCTGTCCAAGCAGGGCTAGTAAGCCCTACTTCGTCGCCGTCGATCCACATGATGATGAGCCAATTCTCACCCATCTTGCACCACATCCCAACGCACGCTGGACGCTCGTCCGGGGTCATATTAGCGAGAGTATTGGTCATTGGTCGTCCTCGATTCCGAGGAGCTTCTCTAGCGGTCGGCGGGGTACGACGTAGCGGCGGCCTGCTTTGATGACTGGGAAGCCGATGTTCTCACCGCGCCTAGCGGCCTTTCTGATGGTGTCCGGTGCGATTCCTACGAGGTCTGCGGCCTCGTCGACACTTATTACGTGTGGGTGCGGTTCCCACTTATAGGTCTTGCGGTTCCAGACTTTCATTAGTCCTCCTCCAAAATCTCGGTGATGCCATTAGCGATAGTGCTCATGCTTGCTCCTTGATACTTAGCAGAATGAGATATTTCGGGATGTGCCCCCAAATGCTCTGGACTTTTTCCAGGGCTTCTTTTTGGCTTGCGGCTATGACTTCTATGGGGGTCGCCATCATTGAGGTTGCGTATTCATCACTGGCCTTGTATTTAAATATGGCGCTCATGCTTGCTCCTTGTGTGCTTGTCGATTGCGAGGAGGGCGAGGGCGACAGGCTCAAGCTCTCCGGGGTGCGTTGCCCACCTGCCAAACAGGTTTGGCTTGGGTAGCAGTTCGCGGATTGCGTCCATGTCGCCCGCCTTGATAAGCGAGATCGGCACTTCGATGGTGCTAGGCATTGGTGACTCCGTACATTTCTTTGAGGTTGTCTTTTGCTGCTTCGAGTAGGCCTAGTGCGTAGATGTAGGGTAGGTCGCCGTCTATATTGACGTGAAAAAGCGATTCTCCGTCGTGGTCTAGGCCGTGCGTGATGGTGATTTGGAAGTCTTGGTAGCGTATGCGGTTACCGTCATGCTTTGTCATTAGATGTCTCTCCGTTCAGGATTCGGTAGATTCCGTCTCGGGCGGCTTCGCACCACGAGTGGTCGATGGAGGTCAGTTTTGGGTTTGTGGCACCGTCTTTTAGTGCTGCGCGGAAGTCTGCGAGCTCGCGGAGGAGTCTTAGGTATTCGGCGGCGGTGGATTCTGCGTCGCTCCTAGTTTTTCCCAATTTGCATAATCCGCGATCATGGTCTTTTCTCCAAGCGGTGCTAAAAATGCCCACCAGCCACCTAGAACAACCTGTATTGCGTATTCGTAGTGCATTCCGGCGACAGTCTCTAGGGCGTCCTCCATGTCTTTTCTATCGACCAATGCGACTAGATCAATAAGTGGCTGACGCTCGTATGTGTCAATGTGTGCCTTGGCTTCATCCGGGGTCATTAGCCTTCCTCTGCTTCCTCCAGCGCTTTGCGTGCTGCGCGAACCTGCTCGCCGGTGGCGACAACTACGGCAGTGAGATCCGGGATATAGCCTGTATCCTCCAAACACTTATGAAAGTACGATGCCTCCCAAATCGTCGCATCCCATGTGTAAAGGGTGAGTGCGGTATCCGGGTCTAGCGCTTTTAGCTCGTCCACCGTGCGGATAATCTGCGGGGTGCTCATTTTGTTTGCCTCTTCTTCGGTCATATCAGCGAGGGTTCTAGGCATTGATTACCTCTGGTGGTGATACTCGGCGGCGCACAACCTTAGGTGATTGCCCCCATATCTCCCAATTTTTCACGATTATCTGCAAGGTCTCTTGGTCTAACTCCGTGTCTCCGGTCGGCTCCACCCATTCAATATGGTGACCGCCACGATTGACTCCGGTATAGGTCACGCCATACTGATATTCTTCTTCGGCTAACGCATGTGCAAGCTCCGGCGCTGCTGCGATAAGAGCTTCATCTTCTGGTGTCACCTCTACTTCTTTTGAAGCTCCGTCCATGCCGAACTCTGTCACGCATTGAAAATCGAGCACCATGTCGTCCTCCGATTCGATAGAGTGGCCCACCCATTCCCACGTCCCAGGGGTCGCTCCTTCGAGAAGCCGCTGAGCTTCTTTAATGATGTCACTCATTGCTGTCCTCTTTGTCGGAGACGAAAATTTCCAGGTTGATAGAGTGGCAGTAGTAGCCGCTTGTTGGATTGCCGTTGATGTCTAGGTCGGCAATCTTGTTGTTGGCTGCGAAGATGTGGATGGTGTAATCCTCGTCGGCATATTCTTCTTTCTGCCGGTCGGTGACTTTGATTGCGGTGACTGCGTTGTCGGTGAGGTTTCCGGCCCTTAGCTCACCGTTGAACCACGCGCAGCAATCGGCGGTGTCTCGGAACTTAAGCTTGCGTCCGTCATTAAGGGTGAGAGTGTTTTCACTTTCGTCGATTGCGACGACGGTCTTTCCAATAAGCTCTTTTTCCAGGTCTTCGAAGGTCATGTCCCTGATGGTTTTCAAGTGTTCCATTTTTTACTGCCTTTCCTTGAGGTTTTGTTCTTCGTAGTACTTGTTCATTTCTCTTCCTCCGGCCAGTAGAGTACTTTTCGGCGCGTACCGGCTAGGTTGGTGGAGGAGTCAAAACCGGATACCCCTACCCCTGCCCATTTTCCATTAGAGTTTTTCACTAGGTCGGGGCATGTTTCCTCCCACGAGCAGGTAATAACCGTGTGCGCAGGCGCGCCTTCGTAGTCTTCTAGGGTTTCTAGGTAGGCGGGGTGCGGGGTGAGACTCACCGGGGCAAGGTCATGGCGAATAGACAAGTTTGACGGTGCAACGTACCCAGTCTCATGCGCATTTTTACTCATGACCCAGACTGCGCTTGAGCCTCCTCTGTCCATTACAAGGCATAGAGCTTCATTATCCATAACCTCGGCCCACATTCCTCGGTACTCGTCCATCCACCCAGTGTCAGCGATGGTAGGAAGTTCCTTTTCTTCGGTTACGAACTCCTTCACTATTTGATACTTGCTGCCCTTGACTGCGTGCTTATTAATGTGCGCTACGGCCAGGGTGTAGAAGTCGAATGTGGCGATGGGTTCACCGTCCTCTAGTACAGCGAACGTTTTAATTACGTTCATTTTAGTTCCTTTCTATCCTTAACCGAGTGTACACAAAAACAGCTTTTTAATCCAGCTTGAACAAGGCGTGACCACCTGATACTTGCGATCCTTAACCGCGTGTACACTGAGGTAGTCGACGGCCTGTGCGTAGGTGTCAAAAGTACCAATTTCTACACCATCTTCTAGCACAGTTAACTCTCCAACGATATTCATGTTAGCTCCTTTTCGATTACTTCAAACTGTCGGGTGGCAATGGTTGATTCTTCGGGGGTGAGGCTGGCGAGTACCGGAGCATACCGATTGTCAACGACAACCTCGAAGCCGCAGCGGTTCAGTTCGCGCTCTACCGACTGAAGCACTTCGATGTCGGTATAAGGGATGTAATTGTCATCCTTGTACTTCCCGGCCTCCGCGAACAAGGTTAGTCGTTCTTTGTCTTCTGGGTTATAGAGTTTAATCATCATCATCTTGACGGGTCGCTGACCGCTCACGGTGACCACAGTGTCAAGGTATCCAGCTGTGTGTGCTTCCCAAATCACGGAATCATCCTCACTTCCAGGAACTTTACGTCAGCCTTGGAGTTGATGATGCCGTCCCCCTTGAGGTCGTTAACTAGGGACGAGATCGCTCTCTGAGCGTCAGAGGCTACGACTCGCTCAACTCTCGGCTCAAGTTCGATAACCTCTCGCGGAGTCATGTCGCCGGTCTCCCGGTGGAGTCGGTACGAAACGCTATATGCAGGCATTACTTTTCTTCCTCTCTGTGAGCCTTATAGGGATCCCACTTTTTGTAGAGCATTTCTTTCATGTCAGTGTAGTCCATCCCGGCCTCGTCAATCTCGCAAAGGTCTCGGAAGGCGCAGAATGAGCACTCCCGTGTTGGAGTCTTGGTCACGGCGACAACTCCGTTACGAACGATGTCCATAGCCTGAAAGTCGTCAACCATTCGCTCTATTTGCCGCAGCTGTTGGCGCGGGCTTTTTCGAACAATTACTCGGTCGAAATTCTTAGAGGGCTGTCTCGCTGAGACTTCACCGAAAACCTCGATGTTGTTGGCCTCTGCGATAGACTTTAGTTCATCGACCTTATACTTGTCAAGGGGCTTCTCCGTCTTGATGTCTTTTAGCGCTTCCACATAGTGCTTCTTCTGCGGATTGTTCGTAGCGAAGCCCTCCTTGTTGCGTGGACGAGTATCCGGCTTGGCCTTGACGAGATAGTTGTAGACAATGCCCTCCAGTCTCTCCTTCGAGCCAATAAGGTTAGCCTTGCGAAGGACGTAAACAGCAGCAGCCCAGTAGGAACCCGCCTGGTCATCCAAAGGGAGGTATTGAGTGTTGGACGATCCGAGAGCCTTGGCGGTCTTGTGATCCATGACATAGAGTTTTCCGTCTCGGAGGTCTCGGTACACAAGATCCATAGTTCCCACGTAATAGGAGGTAGTCTCTCGTGGATCACCGGCGTTATCCAATGTTAGATGTTTGATAGGCACCTGGAAAGGGAACTCAGCGGCAATAACCTCCATCCACTCCTCCTTCCCATACTCTTCTTGGTATGCATTTAGCATCGCGGTGCCGAGAACCTTGGCTTCGACAGCCTCCGAGAAGTCGCCATCCATATAGGTGTTGATATAGGTAGTGTTAGCGGCGGCCTCGTCGCAGTAGGTCTCCCAGGTCTCCACTAGGCTAGCTCCTCGCTCGGTTCCAGGGGTATACCACTTCTCAAGCGCCAAGTGAATCCCGGTTCCGAACCAGAGCGCCGGGCTGTGCGGGTTTGCGGGTTCGATCTGGTCAATATAGTTGCGCTCCCATGCCCACTGGCAACGCTTAAATAGGTTGCGCTCGGAAGTGCGTAGGTAGTTAGTCATTTTCTTCGTCCTTTAGGGATTCTTGCAGCCTTGTAGCAATACTGATTATTTCGTACTGGCTCATCTTGCGTCAATTCTTTCTTTCAGTTCTGGTGGGATTCGGTGCCCCATGCAGGTGAGATTCATTGCCTTGACGCAATCCTCGTCTTCTGGGGTCATCCCGCACGCCTCCACAATAGCGTCGTGCTCCTCCATGTCAAAATTATCATCGCACAGAAGCCCGTTAGTCAAGACGATCAGCGCATGAAGCTCTCTGTACGGAGGGTTATTTTCCAACGATTTTCCTCGCAATGTTGATTCCTCTCGATCCGTCGATCAACTGCTTCTGCAGTGAGTCCCGGTCATATGTCAGTTTTGCAATTCTTTCTTCTACGGTTTTGATGGACCTCACGTAGTGAACAGTTACATTGTGATTACGGCTCACACGGTGAACTCGATCCTCGACCTGTGTTTGGTCGTCTGGGATAAAGGTCTCATCTAGAATCACAATATCATCCGCTCTATCCAGTGTCAAGGCAACGCCACCAGCCATAGTATTTAGCATAAGTACTTGAGGGCCGGTGTCCTGCTGGAAGGCCTCGACAGCGGCCTTACGATTCGCTGCCGACACTTTTCCGGTGATCTTGAGTACATCGATGCCCTTTTTCTCAAGCCCCTCAGCGAAAACATCGATAATCGACGTAAACTGTGACGCAACAACAACTTTTCGACAATCCTTTTCAGGCGCTGATCCGTCGATACCTAGTTCGTCAAGGAATTCTACTAGCCAGTCGAACTTGTTGCTCGGCAGGCTAGGCTTAAAGACTGGGATGTCGAATCCGTCAGCGTCTTGCTTAATTTCCAGCTGTCCGTAAGACGTGGCGAACTGCTTGAGGCGGGTTAGTTCCGACAGAACTCCGTTAGCGACGAGGGTTCCGCTTTCTAGCGCGGCAGTAGCGTACTCCTCCATCTCTCGGTAAGCCCGCTCCTGCTTCGCCGACATGTTCAACCAGTGACCGACCAGTCCGTCATGCTGTTCAGGCTCGTATTCGATACCGGGAGGGACGCTCCCAGCATAAGACTTAGGCGGAAGGTCTGGAGCGATCTCGGACTTTGTGCGGCGAAGCGTGAATGGCTGAATCGCCTTGTAGAAGTCTGCCTTTCGGTTGTCCGCCAGTTCTGAGATTTCGGTGCCGCCAAAGAAGCCTGAGTTAGTCTCAAACCACTGAGAAACCCACTCCCAGAACGAGGTGTACTTGTCCGGGAATAGCCAGTTAAGTGTTCCCCAAAGGTTCTCCGGCTTCCCTCTAAAAGGAGTTCCAGAGAGTGCAACCCGCAGGCCATGGTCTTTGACGAGCAACTTCCCCATGCCACACCTAGTAAGGGTCTGGTCGGAAGAGCGAGACTTTTTCGTGATAAGAGCGCGGTGCGACTCGTCCACCACAATAGAATCCCACTCCCTTTTTCCCTTCTGGTCTTGGTTGATGTAGAAGAGTTCTGGGTAGGTGTGCTCGTAGTACGACTTCCGCACCTTGCCGTTGACGACCTTCTGCTTATGGTATCTCGTCTTCACCATCTCAATGTTGCACAGTACCCATCGACGCTTCGCCTTAGACCTTCTCTGCAATTTGGCGAGTTCCTTTTCCCGCTGCTTACGGGTTCCGACGACCCGCAGAACTTCGTCGTTCGGTGACCACCGGGAGATTTCCGCAGGCCACGTGACCTGGACCGCGATGGAAGGGGCTAGAACAAGGATGTCTCCCTCAACGTCAGCGGCAATCATTGACGCAATGGTCTGCAGCGTCTTGCCACTGCCTGGATCGTCTGCGAGAAGCGTTGATTTATTGTTGCTGATAAAGGCAACTCCAGCACGCTGATACGAGCGCAGCGCCTTGGCGGTCTCCGGTGCTTGGTCGATGAGATTCTGGGGTACTTCTGCGTCAGCGTCGCCTCTGGTTAGTCTCTCGGCTCTTCTGGTGGTCTCCACTAGTTCCTTGACGGCCTCTTTAGCACCGGAGGCGAAAATTAATTTACCGTTCATTTTCGCGTACCGAAGTACTTTTTTAGCTGTCGGCTCGTCGAACCGGAAGCGGTAGGAGTTAAAGTCCTCCCACGCGCCTCCGAGTTCGTGTAGGTCCCGCTCAACGTGAGGTGACTTATTATCCCAGGAGAGAATAAGGTTATCTCCATCAATTGATGCGGTGAACTGCATTCTAATCCCAATCGTCGTCGGTGGTTTCTTCGACTTCTGCCATGACGTAAGACGAGCCGGAGCCTGAGAAGAAGTCGTGAGTCTCATTGGCATCGACCGTCATAGACGACATAATCGCTGCCTCCACGCGGGTCTCGGAGTCCGAGAAGATCGAGTCGTAGCCAAGATTCTGCATCGCCTTATTCGCGTTGTACCGGAGGTACGTCTTAACATTCTCAGTCCAGCCAATTTCGTCGTACAGATCTTCAGAGAACTTAGCCTCAAGAAAGTACAGCTGCCGGATCTTTGTATCAATCCAGTAGTCTAGACGGTCGCGCTGCTCCTCGGTGAGTTCTCTCCTATGCTGCTGAAACTTATAGCCTAGGTAGTAGCCGTGAACACCTTCGTCACGAAGGATTAGGCGGATAATGTCTGCGGTATTCGTCAGACGTCCCTGAGATGCCAACTTGAACGGAAGATAGAAGCCAGAGTAGAACATGAACGACTCCAACATCACAGACGCGGCCTTGCGGTACGCTGCGGCCTCCGTGGTGCGCTCTCGGATGTCGTAGCACTCCTTGATGATTTCAGCCTTAGACTGCAGGGTGGGATCGTCCTTAGCCCACCGGAAAATCTCGTTAATCTCCTCCGTAGAGCATAGGGTGGAGAAGATAGAGGAGTAGGAGCGTGCATGGACAGACTCCATGAAGGAGATGTTGGTTAGAACGGCCTCCTCATGCGGGGTGCGAGAGTCCGGGATGATAGAGACCGCACCTACGGTTCCCTGCAGGGTGTCAAGAAGTGTGAGGCCTGCGAAGACCTTTCGTGTAGCTAGCTGTTCTTCTGCGGTGAGTTCGCCCCAGGATCGAAGGTCGTTGCTCAGCGGTACCTTCTCCGGCAACCAGAAGTTAGTGGTTAGGCGGTTCCAGACCTCTAGGTCAATAGAGTCATCGATGGTGTTCCAGTCGATAGGGATAATCATGGTTGTTCTTCTCCTTAGTAGTTTGTGATAAGCACTTCGCTAGGTTGCGATGGTAGAGCATTAGAACATTAGAACAGTTCTTCCCCAAAAGCCCCGTGCTGGATGATAGAGGATACGATTTCTTGGTTAAGCTTAATTTTGCTGAACTGCTCACGCTGAATCTTGCGTGCCGTATCACGAAAACTTGCGTCCGAGTGCTTAATAGATGCCTCTGCGAAAGCATCTAAGCCGTCTTCTACTAGCTTGTCGTTGACGATTACAGCAGGGCCGTCGTCTTCTGGCTGAAGGTAAACTTCGCCTCCCTTCCTTTCGGAAACGGACCAAGACGAGCACGCAGAGGGAGCTTTCTTAATGATGTCTTTAACGACCTTCATATTTCTCCTTTCGGTTTGATTTTCTCCGGTACTTAAGACTTTATCCAAAAAGACCCCGAGATGCAAATCCCGAGGTCATCGTGGTTACAGCATACAGCTGACGCAACTTTCAATCTCCGTGCCCTCAAGTGCGGGCTGCTGCACACGAATGTAGTAAATAGTCTTTACTCCAGCCTTGTGAGCATAGATCTGCGCCTTGTTGAGGTCGCGGGTAGTCGATCCGTCCTTGTAGAACAGAGTCAGAGACTGCCCCTGGTCGATAAACGGGGTGGAAGCAGCATACATGTCTACGATGGGCTTGTAACCCATCTCGTAAGCCGTCTTGACCTCGTGGAAGTTCTCGTTGGTCAGCCCGTAGGCTGGGTAGTAAACCCGCCCCAGCGAGCCTTCCTTACGGATCTCGATCTTGGATGCGATCGGGTGGATCGAGGACGTGGCATTATTCACATAAGAAATAGAGCCTGTCGGCGGGATGGCCTGCAAGTTTTGGTTGAACAGGCCATACATGGAAACTTCGTCCCTAAGTTCAACCCAGTCTCGCATTGTGTGCATAGGATCAAGAAGAGAGTCTTTGGATGTAGAGACCTCTTCGTCGAGGGCATGAATCATTGTGTCGATCGTCTCGCCGCTCTGCCAGTTTGACCCCTCGAAGCCGTCAAAGGTGATCCCAGTTTCCTTGGCGAGGTCGCACGAGGCTCGGATGACCTCAAATGTGACTGCGGCAATGTAGTCTCGCCACATATCAATGGCTTGCTCGGAGTCGTAAGGAACCCCCTGCTCAATGAAGTATCCGTGAAGGTTCATTTGCCCCAGACCAATAGAGTGTGCCTGCCCGTTTCCGGTATCGATGGAAGGGGAGCAAGAGAAGTCGCCGTACACTGCCACGTTTGTCAGGAAGTTGTGAGCGTCGTGAACTGTGCTGACAAATGTCTCTCGGTCAGCCTGAGCCATCTTTGCGACGTTGAGAGACCCAAGGTTGCAGGCTACATCTCGTCCCGGACTGGTGAACTCACCGGCAGCATTGAACTCCGATGCCGTCTGAGGCTGTAGAATCTCCGAACAGTTGCCCGTGCGGATGCCCTCAAAGACCACCTTATGCAGAGACGGCTCGTTCAGGCAGTAGGTATCATCTACGCGACCGCTGGCAACCACCGATTCGACCTTAACGTATTCCGTTGCGGCACGCTGGTGCTCGTAAGGCTCAATAATCACCCGCTTGGTGGGGAGACCCAACTTGCGAAGCTTCTGGGCCTCAGAGCCGGAAACAACCAGACGGTAAATCTCCTTCGTCGGGTAAGGTCCGTAGCCATCTCCGAAGTCGGTCTCCCCAGCATCCTTGTGCTTGGACCACTTGGAGAAGACCCCGAGGGTGGTAAGCATGACGCGCAGTTCTTCCAAGTACTCCTTGTTGATCGAGGCGATCTGAATGCCTACTGCTCCGTTTCCGTACCCATCTCCGTCGATCACACCGGCCAGCCACTCCAAGCGAGACTTCAGATTGTAGTCCGTGGGGACCGCAAACTTCGGCAACAGGTCGCTAGGAAGGATGGCCGAAATACGACCGGAGGAGTCTTCCTTTCCAGAAGTTGATCGGTAGGAAATATGGTCCATAAGATCCTTCTTCTCCCCGTACAGGCGGATTACCGGAGTCCCGGTCTTCGTGTAGGTTCCCTCCGAGGTGAACAGCCCTGCCGTGTAGGCATTGGGCAGGTCCGGGGCAGGAGCGTCAATCACGGACAGGTCAAACTTCTCAAGTTTGTCTCCGACCTGAAGTTCTGCGGCCTTCACCTTCTCGACCTTGCAGTTTCCGTATCCAGTCTTGACATAGAAGTCATGGTAGGGAGTAACGTCAAGGCTTGCTCCGTTGGACAGGTTGACGGTAATGAGTTCCTGGTCTTCCCCGGTCTGATCTACATAGGATCGAGAGAACTCTTCTCCGTTCCAGGCGTTAACGTACTGACCCGCCTTCGCGCTGACCTCCACGTACCCTTCGTCGGTGAGAACTCTGGTCTCCGGAGCAACGCATAAGTTGGACATGGAGATTCTGCCTACGTTCGGAGCGGGGTTGTAATAGTTAACAGTGTCCTCGAAGACGATATACGGGTAGCCGGATTCAAACTGGATTTCCGCGATGGTCTGAAATAGCTTCCGCGCGTTAATCTTCGTCTTCCGAATGTTCGGGTTGTCCACCATCCGCTCGTATTCTTCAGTGATGGAGATGTCAGACATCGGAACTCCGTACTCCTTCTCCACATCATACGGTGAGAAGAGGTACATGTCATCATTGTTTCGAGCTAGTTCGAAAGTGATGTCCGGGATGACTACACCGAGAGAAAGAGTCTTAATGCGGATCTTCTCGTCGGCGTTCTCGCGCTTGGTGTCGAGCACCTTCATGATGTCCGGGTGGTGAGCGTTAATGTATATGGCCCCTGCACCCTGGCGCTGGCCGAGTTGGTCAATCCACGAGAACGTGTCTTCCAATACCTTCATGAATGGGATAACTCCAGAAGACTTTCCTTCGTACCCCTTGATCGGCGCACCGGCCTCGCGGACATTGGTAATCGATAGCGCCACGCCGCCGCCGCGCTTGGACAGCTGCGCCGCGTCAGACTGTGCTCGGTTGATGGATTCCAGGTTGTCCTCGACCCGCAAGAGGTAGCAGGAGGTTGGACCTCCGGCATCGGCTCTACCTGCATTAAGAAAGGTCGGGGTTGCGGGCTGGAAGCGACCTTCGATGATGTGATCGACAAGTCTCTTGGCGTGCTCGTAGTCGTTAGAGTGAGCCAGAGCGGTCATCACAACGCGGTCCTCGAAGCGCTCATAGTACCGCTTTCCGTCGAAGGTCTTTAGCGCATACCCGCGGTAAAATTTTAGGGCACCGACGAAGGTCTGGAAGCGGAACTTATGTGCGTAAGCCTGCTTGAACAGAGCCTTGAAGTCTTCGAATGGGTAGCGGTTGACTACCTCTTGATCCCAAAGTCTGTTCTCGACCAGGAAGTTTGTCTTCTCCTCAAGAGAATGGAAGAACACTGTGTTCTGGTTGACGTGCTGGAGGAAGTAGGCGCGTGCGGCCTCCTTGTCCTTGTCGAACTGGATCTTTCCACTCTCGTCGTAAAGATTTAGTTCTGCGTTTAGATTTCGGTATTCTTCCATTTGGAAGCAATCTCCTCTGCGTAGTTAAGAAGGACAATAAGGTTGAACCCAGCCAGGATGACCAGTAAGTACCATGCTAGAGTTCGGGGGACGAATAGTAGCATCAGCATGGTAAGGATGACGATGCCGAAGTTAAGGGTGGCTCGTGCTACTCGAACGTGAGGATTGATTTCTCGGCTGATTGACTGTGCGATACTTTCCTCCGATGCCATTACGAGCCTCGCTTCTCAGAGGCGGTGATCGTTGCGGCGATAGTTCCATCATCAGTCTCATCAAACCGGAGAGTGAAGAAGCGGGTTGTAAGAATGAGGTCTTCCTCCTCGTCGTTCTCAGCGAGCATGGAGACCGCGTTGAACAGGGTATCCTCAAGAAGATCCCGCTGGGACTCGTAGCCTTCGTTTTCCAGCTCAATCTTAATCGACTGCTTAGTAATTTGAGTCATGTTTTCCTTTCGTATTGGATGTATTTTTATGATGGTACTTTAGTTAATTTTGTTTGTCAAATCCTATTAGAAGAGGTCTGAAATGTCGCCTCCAAGTCTTACATATTCGTCTACCAGCATATCTATTGCCTTGCGAATATCATCCTTGGGGTCGCCATGCTTGTTATTCCCGTCTAGTCGGCAACTGCGAGCGATATATTGTAAGGCCTGCCCTCCGTTGGAAGTGAGGTGCCGGGAGAGCGAGATAGCCTCTATGCCTCCGGGGAATTTATAGTAACTCATGTGAATCCTTACTTATGGTTAATGGTTGAGGTGGTGTGATGCCCCTCTGGCGGAGCCTGTTCCACGCTGTAATCTGGAGCAAACACTATTCCTATCGCCAGCACGCCTCCTAAGAGGCCTCCTACAATCACGCTTGGGAGGTACTTTTGGCGGCGCTCGGCGCGTTCGTAGTAGGTCGTCTTAGGCATTGGGGTTCCTTCGGTTTAGAGACTTGATGCGGTTCAGCCTGTCGTTGCAGCGTGAGCAAATCGGGACTTGAACCGTCGCAGGCTGGGTTAGATCCGCACCGCGCAGATTTGCGTAGCGTAGGTTGGGTTGTTCCCCACGTTCCCAGGCCTCTCTAAGGAGGTCGATTACATCATCACGATTCACTTACCCCACCTCATAACGATGCAGCCTCCGTTTTCATCCGTAACTGCGGCAAGGTCGTTTGATGGGTAGGCACCCGCTAAACCGGCCCACCTCCATGTTTCGTCCTCGATCTTTATTGCTACATTGTTGGCGTAGATGACAATTGTTCCGACAGGTGCGCTGTCGTAGTCTCCCGCCGTAAGCAGGGTAGTCGGGTAATCCGACTTTTCCGGGGTTGGCCGGGAATCATCATCTTTCGGGACGAGTTCGCTGACCAACTCAACCGCCTTCGATTCTTCCGGGATGTAGGCATCAGTCTCGCACAAGTACCACTGATCATCGCCTCTGACCGCCACACGCTCTTGGCTATTGAGCTTTACAATCCATACTGAACCTTCCTCGATCTCCTCGTAAGGGTCATCAATGTTGTCCAGGACGAATCGAGCCACAATATCTCTCATTGGGTCACACCCTTCGCTCTGGAGGGCGATTCCGGCCCAGTATCTCATAAGGGCTGCTTCGTTGTCGTTCATTTTGGTTCCTTTCTTACATTTTTGATTTGTGTCTTCATTCTATCTCGAATGGCTAGGTGTCTGTCAACTTGTTAGCCTGTGATACCCATCACAGGTCTCCGTCTCGCTGCAAAAAGGCTGCGGCACTAAGAGACGCGCCAAAGACTTCTCTGGCTGTTTCCGTGTCCTTAACCGGAAGGGGAATGTCGACAAAGTATATGCCTCCGTCGCGCGCAACTACCCGCGGGTTACCGTTTCCAGCCTTCCAGTATGGAGCGCCGTCCGGCTCGAAGCCGTCGGCCTCTCGAATCTCTATGTTCACTTTTTCTCCTTGGTTGCGTGCCGAAGAACGAATGGCGGCATTACTGGCCGGACTAGCATTCGTACCTCGTCGAACTCCTTGGCTGCGTTCATGAACGTTTCGTCTGCCGCGTTGAAGCTTGGGTTGAAGTGCTCGTCCACGTAGGGTCGCCACTTATCATTGTCCTTGACATCGACTCGGTAGATCAGGTCGTAGTTACTCATCGTCTCGGTGCCTTTCGTAAATCTCGTCGCAGCGACAGGGGTCGCAGTTGCAGTAGATACAGGGATCGGAATCTTCCTCTTCTTCGTATCGAAGTTCCCATAGGTGCTGTTGAAATGCTTCTGTCACTTCTTCTTTCCCTTCTTTGGGTTGGTGACAATGAATAGTATCGCCGTGATGGATGCTCCTGTCAAACTGGAGCTAAATCTATACGCTATCTTCCTCTGCCGATCCTACCGGCTTCTTTGGGGTTGTGGTCCAGGTGACCACTTGAGAGTCGGGGTAGAACTTGGATGCTTCCGTTGCGGAAGTGTAGTCAGAGAACTCGTGCTTAATTTCTCCAGTGGTCAAGTCCTCAACTCCGAAGCGGACAGTGTTCTCCTTGCGCTCCCGCCGCTGGCGCTCAGCGATAGTCCTCTGGAAATCGGAGTACTCAGATGCCATCTCTACTGCGATGTCGTACCACTGCTTTGCGGTTCTGCCTTTGTAGATGTCTTTAGCCATTGTTGAACTCCTTGTTTGCGTAGTACATGATGTCGTCAATCTGCTCATGGTATAGGGAGTGGTGAAATCCGATTGATACGAATAGCGCTCTGATCGCTCGATCCTCGTCTTCTGCATGGTTGCGCAGAAAGTCGTTCAGGGGGTTAGTCACTTTCTTTCCTTTCGTCTAGGACTTCTTCACAGTAGGTGGAGCGGCCAAGCCTTGTCAAATGCCTCAATTATGGGCGCACTATGGGCGCACTATGGGCGCACTATGGGCGCACTATGGGCGCACTATGGGCGCACTATGGGCGCACTATGGGCGCACTATGGGCGCACTATGGGCGCACTATGGGCGCACTATGGGCGCACTATCAACCTCAGCAGCGGCGACAAAATAACCACCCCTAAGCGATCCCAGATTTACATGGCGATAGTGGCGGCAGTCTCTTCTTAGCAAGAGGTTGCTATTGGACATATCTAAAACCTCCACTAACTCCGCCTCCGTCTCGCACGCCTTTTTGTATTTAAAAGTAGATGACCGGAGGTCGTCACACCTCCGTCTCGGTAAAAAGATTACGCTGCGATCCCATAGGCTTATTAAATTTATAAGTTTTTATAATTAACCACTAGTTGGAGGGGCTGTTTAATTTTTAATATTTGATTATTTGATTATTTGATTATTTGATTATTTGATTATTTGATGTTTAATGTTTAATTATTTAATTATTTAATTATTTAATTATTTAATTATTTAATTTTTAATTTTTGATGTTTAATTTTTGATGTTTAATTATTTAATTATTTAATTATTTAATTATTTAATTATTTAATTATTTAATTATTTAATTATTTAATATTTAATTATTTAATTGTTTAATATTTAATTATTTAATTATTTAATATTTAATTATTTAATATTTAATATTTAATTATTTAATATTTAATTATTTAATTATTTAATATTTAATATTTAATTATTTAATATTTAATATTTAATATTTAATTATTTAATATTTAATTATTTAATATTTAATTATTTAATATTTAATTATTTAATATTTATTTATTAAGTAAGGTAAGCATAACCTAAAATATTTATTTATTATCGTTTTTATAAAGGCGTTAGTAGGGTCTATCAATAAAGAATCTATAAGAATAAAGGACTGCGCACACATAGGAGCTGTTTTTGCTGGTCAACGAGCAATTTTGACAATTGGTGGCCATGGTGTATAGTGAGTTTTGTAAGCACGAAAACGAACCTAAAGGGGAAAAGAAATGCCCGACTTTGATAGCTTCCACATGGAAAACGACGTTGTAGACACGTCAACAAACCTCGCCTATCTTGACTACCTCAACCGCTAGACTTTGCTGAAAACTTTTGGTAGGGTCTAGGGTGTACCTCAAAACGAGATACATAAACCAAAACAAGAGAAAGTACTATCATGACTGCCCTTGTCAACCCCTTGTCCCCGTCCATGCTGCGTGACGCTGCTGAAAGTGTTGTATCTGATGTTCTCATGTGGGCAAAGTACGGCACTGAAATTTCCGAAAATGTCGATCTAGCCATCGCCGAAATTCTCGAAGGCTTGGCCGAATATCTAGAGGTCGAACCAATCACCGAACTGGACGACGTAGAAACAATTGTAAGCGACTTTTGTGACGATGTTGCTAGATCGCTAGAGGATATGCGCGGTAACGGTCTGGCGACTGATATTACCGACGGGGACGTGATTTACACCGCAGATATTCTCACCTACTACACCGAAAACACTAACGAAGTTGAGGAAGCTTTTTCTAGCTGCTATAGCCTTGGTGAGTTTGATAGTATTTCCGCCGCTATGTCCGCAGGCGTCGCCCTGGCCCTGGAAAATATCGCGGAAGAAGAAATTTCTGGCGTTATTGAGGCTTTTGAAACATGGGCCAAGAAAGAGATGACTGAGCACATTTTTGCCTAGTGCCTAGCCACTTGCACCGGGGCACGCTCCGGTGTGAGAAATGGGTACTAAGCCACCTTATTTTGAAAGGAAAAAGATCATGGAAAAGAATTTTTACAATGTCGGCAATATTTACGGCGTTTATACCGCGTGGGACGAATGGGATTCACAGACTCATTGGGATACATGCGTCGAAGATCTAAAAAATATCGGTGCCGTTCTCATTTCTAATGAACGCTATGGTGGCGTAGTGGGCGCAGATGATGTTTTCAAGGACTGGCAAGACTGTATGGAAGATATTGACCGGCTAGAGCTTGAGATTGAAGACTTAAAGTGTGAGCTAACCGACACTAGAAACGATCAAAATGAAATTGGGCGCTTGACAGATGAACTCATTGGGCGCGTTGAAGAGCTCGAAAATGGGCGCGTTAATTTTGGGCGCTTTAACCTCATTGAGGGCTACCACTACAATTTGCTAGTTGATATGGTGCACTATGTCGAATTCACTGGCAACCACACCCCTAAGGACGAAGATTTTAAAAACATGCTCAAGGAATACTCAGCAGCGGCACTCGGGGAAGTGGAAACTATACAGGTGGTTGAAATTGATAAGTGCCCTAATTGGGTCGAAGAAATTGCGGATCTAGATTTTGAGGACTGCGAGAACTTCGGTGGTTTTGAAATGACTACAAGTGATGAAAACCTTTTTGAAAGTAATTTGATTCAATTCCTCATGGATCAAGGACTTCCACTAGGCAAGCGACACAAGCTAACTAAGGTTGATAAGTAATGAACATTCCCGAAGATTTGTTAGCACCATATGGTCCAATTTGGCCGGTAGACCCCGCACAAGAATTGTATGAATGGGATCAACGGTTTGGCCCTGAACCCGATAATATAGCGGAATACATTGCGGAATGTGTCGCCGAAGAGTGGCAATTAGTTGCATAAAAGAACCCTAATCTATCAACCGGTAGATTAGGGTTCTTTTATATCTAAAACAATTGGGGTAAGGTAATGCTAACCTAATTGCGATCCCGATCTAAGTTAGGTAACCCTAAGTAAGGTAACCCTAAGTTAGGTAACCCTAAGTTAGGTAACCCTAAGTAAGGTAACCCTAAGTTAGGTAACCCTAAGTTAGGGTGTGTTTAGTTAGGTAACCCTTAGTTAGGGTGTACTAACTAGAAATTATGATGACCTAAGTTAGGCGAGGCTAAGTCGGGTTTACATAACTTAGGTAACACTAAGTAATCGTTGGTGTGACTAAGGTCACAGGGCAAAAATTGGCGATTAGCCTTAGCCGCGGCGCCGCCTAGGGGGTCTAGATAGCCGTCTAACGGCCTTAGGGGCTTATTGGGGTATGCATATAGGCATCGACGAGTTAGGCCGCTGGTGACCCCTTGTGGCTATTTTCCCTGGTGGAGAACACCTATATATATCTTTAGTTTTTCCTATTGTCGCAGGTCAGAACGATGTCACAACCGGGGGTAACGGGGGTAGTTTTTTGAATTGCTTTCCACGTGGCTAGGTGGTAGTGCGTGTGGTAGTTCGCGGGGGTAATTAGCGGGGGTAGCGTCAGTTGCGGATCGCGGGGGGCTGTGGTTAAATAGTTCTTGTCAGCAAGAAAACCTAAGTTTGAAAGGGGCACAAAATGATTGGCCTAACGGACCAGCAAGTAGAGACGATCGAAAAATTCAGTCTTCCCGTGCGCAAGGAAACTTTCTCCGGTTGGGTGGAGTGTGAATGGCCTTACCACTCAAGCGTGTCGAAGGTCTATGTTCGCCCTGATGGTTCTATTGTCGTTGAGGATGGTCACCCTTCCAGCGGGTATGAATTCGTTCTTATCGAAGATTCTTTTCTTTGCTGGGGCATGCTGCCGGGGTGGACGCTTGAAGAACATGTCAAGCTGCTAAAGGAAAACGCCTAGCCACCGGCCGGGGGTGCGCATCGTACACGCACACACCACACAAAAACCTAAGCCTGAAAGGGGCACAAAATGATTACCACTAGCACTCACCATATCTATGCCTACTACCTCATCAACGATGACTTCAAAGCCCATGACCTCCCGACCTACGGCGATAATCTTGAGGAAATTATTGCCGAAATGATCGAGTTTGCCAACGGCATGCCGGGACTAGCGACCACCTTCGAAGTCGCCTCAGACACCCGGACCGGAGACGAGTTTAAGGTAATTATCAAGGGGGAGGCTTACCGCACCAATGAGGACGGCGACTTTACCGACGAGACCGACAAGATAACTATTGTTATCGCAGGATGGGAAAAGTAGCCACCGGCCGGGGGTGCGCATCGTACACGCACACAACACACAAAAAGAACCGGAAAGAGGAAAGAAAATGCTAGTCGCTCAAGCTGTCGCCCTGTTCGTCGACCGTAACCGCGAAGCGGTTAAGGCGGAATATGAAAACCTGTTTAAAGAGTGGAAAAGTGATTGTGTATCCGTCAGGTACGCACGTTCTAACGCTCGTGCGGACGTAGTGCGCTGGATCGAACAGCAGATCGGTTTGTCCGAGGATCAGCGCGCAGAATATGACCAATTGCAAGATGTTTTCACTATGCGGTTTTTCGTCGGTGGCGTGTCTTGCATGACTAAAAAAATGGCGAAGTTCTACGGAGACGCGGAATACACCGGAGCGGGTTTGGTTTTGGAAGATGACCTAATCAATACCGAAGAGGTCGCAGAGATTGGCGCGAATCGTCCCGGCCGGTTGCACCCGGTACAGATGGCCGAGAAGAACGAGCGCGCCGGTTACCACTTTTTCGATGATGACACAATGAAATTTTTCCAGTCGATCATCGAAACCTCATGCACGGATCACGGGGCGTTTATAACGTCTGAACGCTACGATACAGGGCTACGGCACTACCGGGTGCGAGTGTTCTGTGAGAACGGCAAGGTAATTACGGTATCGGAGCAAATCGGGACGCGGAAGCACGCGCAAGAAATTATGCTTATTGTTGACGCGCTAATCTCACGAAACAAGTAACCGACCATGAGCCCGGCCTAGCCGGGTTCACACCCCGCAGGAGGAAAAAGAACATGATTAATGAGGGAATGCGCGCGGTTATCGCTATCGCTACCCGGTACGGTATTCAGTCGCTAAGTGTTATCGACGGGACCGGGTGTAGATGGGAGATTAACGAAGATGAAGTGTTCCTAATCGAGACAACCGGCGAAAAGTACGCCGTAGACGTTGACGAAATTTTAGGGGTGTATCAAGGCGAAAACGATTAACGCCCGCCCGGCCTAACCCACAACCACAGAAAATGAAAGAAAAATGATCGACACTATTTTCTACTTGATCGCCGTCGCATATCACACAATTGAAATTGTCGCTACCGGAGACTTCGCACCTCACACTTTCTTGCCCGCTCCCATTTTTGAGGATGACCCGGCGCTCAACCCCGCTTACACTCTTCGCGGGTTTATGGTAGGCTGGTAGGTGTAAGGAAAAGAAAAGAAAGGAAAAAGATCATGGACTTTTGGAAAATTGCGGAGCGATACGCCGGGCAAGGGATGGAAATTTTCGCTATTGATAATGGCGCCCCGGTAAAGTCGGTTCGGGAGAATGTGGCCATGTACCTAGGCGATTCTATCAAGGTGTCTAACGCCGCCGCTAGCGAGATTATTAAGGAGCTGGAGGCCTACGGCTATGAGTGGATGATCCACGTTCCCACGGGAACCACTTTCATGGCAGGTGATCCAAACCATTTTATAACGGCGGTCGCTTCCATAATTGAACTGTAATAAATTGCCCCGGCTAAGCCGGGGCTTTTTTGTGTCTCCACAAAAGTGTGACGCATATCACCTATAATTTTTAGCGCCGGGGGTCGGGTTCGCCGGGTTCTAGCCCCTCAAAAACACCACTAGATAGCCGTCTAACGGCCTTAGGGGCTTATTGGGGTATGCATATAGGCATCGACGAGTTAGGCCGCTGGTGACCCCTTGTGGCTATTTTCCCTGGTGGAGAACACCTATATATATCTTTAGTTTTTCCTATTGTCGCAGGTCAGAACGATGTCACAACCGGGGGTAACGGGGGTAGTTTTTTGAATTGCTTTCCACGTGGCTAGGTGGTAGGAGATTATTTCCCCGTTACGTACCCCCCCTACCATATACCCACCCCATATGCAAGGGGTTGTGTCATATGTCATATTTTTATTTTGGCCTTGCATTTAGCGGCCTTATGGTGTACCCCCCTTATATAGACCTTAGTTAGTGTTGCCTTAGTTAGTCTGTACTAAGTTAGTGTGTGCTTAGTTAGGTAGACCTTAGTTAGGTCTGGCTTAGTAAGGCAACACTAAATAAGGCTACCCTTAGTTAGTGTGACCTAAGTAAGGGTGTGCTTAGTTAGTCTTACCTTAGTTAGTTAAACCTAAGTTAGGGTTCGCTTAGTTAGTGTCGCCTTAGTTAGGTGAACCTAAGTTAGGTTGGCCTTAGTTAGTCTTACCTTAGTTAGGACTACCTAAGTTAGGCAGACATTAGTTAGGTTCCACTTAGTAAGGGTTGCCTAAGTTAGGCCTACCTAAGTTAGGTGACCCTTAGTAAGGGTTCACTTAGTAAGGGTGTACTTAGTTAGTGTCGCCTTAGTGAGGACTACCTAAGTTATGGTGTGCTTAGTTAGTTAGGCCTAAGTTAGGTAGATCTAAGTTAGGCCTACCTAAGTTAGGTTGACCTTAGTTAGTCTTGGCTTAGTTAGCGTTCCCTTAGTTAGGTTGACCTAAGTTAGGGTCGCCTAAGTTAGGGTCGCCACAATATAGTGGGGTCTACCAATGATTGGGGCACAACATGATGGGGGGAGGGGGACTACCGGGGGTACCCAATCGGCGCGCCCCTACGGTGC